GCCTAGCGGAGGAGCTCGCCCGGCAATGGGGGAACATCCTGTGCGGCGTCACCGAGATTGTGCGCCACGGTGGGCACTCGGAGTGCCTCGCCTATGCGTGGGACCTTGAGACCAACTTCCGCGACGAGAAACGCTTCACCGTGCGGCACTGGCGCGACACCCGCCAAGGCGGCTACGCCGTCACCGAGGAGCGCGATATCTACGAGATCGTCGCCAACATGGGCGCCCGCAGGAAGCGCGCGTGCATCCTCGCAGTCATCCCCGGCGACGTGACCGAGGCGGCGGTGAAACAGTGCACCGTCACCCTCACCACGAAAGTGCAGTTGACGCCCGACAAGATCGCGAACCTGTTGGAAAAGTTCGGCAAGTTCACCATCACGAAGGAGCAAATCGAGAAGCGGATCCAACGCCGCCTGGATGCGCTCACGCCGGCGCTGTATGTGGCCCTGGGCAAAATCTGGAACTCACTCACCGACGGCATGAGCCAGCCGGGGGACTGGTTTGAAATGCCCGAAGGCGCGCCCACCGGACCGAAGACGGCCACCGACAACGTGCGCGGCAAGCTCTCGGCCAAGCGCGCCGAGGCTGCGCCGCCGAAAGGAGAAGGCGCATGAAGGCCAGGGTCGCCATGTACGTTTGGCTTCAGTACCCGGACTGGGATGCGCAGCCGATGATCGAGCGCGACGTCGCACGCCCGGAACATGTGCGCATCACCGAATTTGTCGAGGTCGATTTTCCCGACTTGCCACCGGATAACCTCGTCGCGGAGAAGCTCACGACACTGCAAGCCGACCGCACGCAAACGGTCGAGAGGTTCACGCGGCAACTCAAGCGCATCGACGAACAGATCGCCGAGCTTCAAGCCCTGCCAGGGCCGCAAAGCACCGGCGCCCCGAGTGACTCACAGTCTGACGGAGTAGAGGCCGCCGCACTGTAGGAGCACGCCCGCGTCGCTGCGGTGTTTAACATGGCAGTTGGCCGCAGCGGCGCGGGTTTCCTTGTTTCAAGGGTAAGGGGAACCCCATGCGCGCGATCATTCTCGACGTCGAGACAACGGGCATCGTAGAGCCGCAGGTGATCGAACTGGCCTACATGGGCCCGCTCGAGTTCGGCAACACGCCGCAACCGGTGCAGCGCCTACGCTTCAAGCCGAGCAAGCCGATCAGTACCGGCGCGCTCGCCACGCACCACATTATCGCGGAGGACCTCGTCAACGAACCGCCGTGGCCGGGCACCTGGCCGCTGCCGTTAGGCTCGGACTTCCTCATCGCTCACAACGTGGACTTCGACTGGCAGGCGATCGGCTCGCCCCAGGTGCGGCGCATTTGCACGCTCACGCTCGCGCGTAACCTGTGGCCGGAAGTGGATTCGCACTCGCTCGCGGCGCTCATCTACCAGTTCTTCCCCCACCGCGAGGCGCGCGAGCTGCTGCGCAATGCGCACGACGCCGGCACCGACGTGGAACTGTGCACGCTGCTGCTGGTGCAACTCTTCGCGATGCTCCCGCCGATGAGTTCGTGGGAAGAGTTGTGGCAACACTCCGAGCGCGCGCGCGTCCCGACTCGCTTCACCTTCGGCAAGTACGGGCCCGCCGACGGCAAACCCGGCCGACTCATTACGGAGATCCGCCGCTCGGACCCCGGCTACGTCGAGTGGTGCCTCTACAAGTGCGACATGTGCCGCGATGAGTACTGGCAGCGGGCGCTGCGGGGGCAGGCGTGAACCGCCCCCTCCCGTCCGCGCCGCCGTTGTGGAAGCTCGTCGCGCGGGCTATTGAGATAATCGACGATCACCACGCGACGCTGGTCGAGTCCAACACGTCACTCGATGGCAAGATTCACGATATACGCGAGCGGCGCGAAGTGGCGAAGCTCGCCAAGTGGCTCGCGGATGCGCGGGCCGAACTCTTCAAACGGTCGCCGTGAATGCGCTCGACACCTTCAGCGGAATCGGCGGCTTCGCTCTCGGGCTCGAGCGGGCCGGAATCAACACCGTCGCCTTCTGCGAAAAGGACCGATTCTGCCGCGCCGTCCTCGCCCGACGCTGGCCCGGCGTTCCATGCTTTGACGACATTCGAGGACTCACCGCAGACGGATTGGCTCGGCTTGGACGAATCGATTTGCTCTCGGGCGGAGTTCCTTGCCAGCCGGCGAGCCTTGCGGGAAGCCGACGAGGAAGCGCCGACGAGCGCTGGCTATGGCCTGCGTTCTTTGACGTTGTACGAATATCTGGCGCCACGTGGGTCCTGGCGGAGAATCCTCTCGGACTCATTAGCCTTGAGCCTGACGGGCTGCACTGGGTCTGCGGGACATTTCGAGACCTCGGTTACGAGCCGTGGCCGCTCATCATCTCCGCTAACGACGTGGGTGCCCCACACCTGCGGCGGCGAGTCTGGATCATTGCTGCCCACACCGAGCGCCTCGAGTTACGGCACCACGAACAACGGGCAGCGCGGGGACGGCACGACGTACCGAACAGCTGGCACCCCGAGTTTGGAAACGATGGCGCGGCACAATCTGTGGCCGACACCGACAGCGGGGGACTCGAAGTCGAGCGGCTCGAGGAACACGCCCGAGTCGCAGGCACACCCAGGCACGAGCCTGACGGATGCGGTGAGAGGGGACGGCGGCACAGGACGGATCCGGGGCGAACAGAAGTTGTCCGCGCGGGCGAAGAACTGGTCGACGCCGATAGCGCGCGACGCGGGGACGTACAAGCAAGCGGCCTACATGCCCGGACACACGGGCGGGGAACAACTCACGCGTCAGGTTGGTGGGACATTGAACCCGACGTGGGTCGAGTGGCTCATGGGGTTCCCGTTAGGGTGGACCGCCTTAGAGCCCTGGGCAATGCCTGCGTCCCGCAAATCGTCGAAGCGCTCGGGCGGGCGATCCTCGAAGCGAGCGAAGCGCCGTGAGTGACACAGCGATGCCCGACTGTGCAAATGCCCAACTCCTGCACGATGCGGCGGTCGTGGCGATTACGCTGTTGGTGCTCGCCATCATGCTCATCGCTTGGTGGGCGTCGCGGCCGTGACCGACCTCCTCAACCGCACGCACCTGGGCGACTGCCGCGAGCTCATGCGCTCCTTCGCCGGCGACGGGGTGCGGGTGCAGTGCATCGTCACGTCGCCGCCCTACTGGGGGCTGCGCAATTATGGGGTGCCGGGCCAGCTCGGGCTCGAGCGCACATGGCAGCGCCACGTCGCCATCATGCGCGGGGTGTTCCGCCTCGCGCGTGAACTCCTCACCGAGGACGGCACGCTGTGGCTCAACTACGGCGATTCCTACCACTCGCCGCGTTTGAACGGCGGAGTCGGCGTCAATTCAACGATCAACGGAAAGGAAGGCCAGGCCGCCTACCGCGACGCGCAGCGCGCGCAGCACTCGCCGAAGCAATTGGAAAACGCCGGCAGCCTTCAGGGGCTCGGCCCGAACCGGCGCCAGCGACAGCGCGGCATCAAGCCGAAGGACTTGATCGGGATGCCCTGGCGCGTCGCCTTCGCGCTTCAGGCGGACGGGTGGTACCTGCGCTCGGATATCGTGTGGCACAAGCCCAACCCGATGCCCGAGTCGGTCTACGATCGCCCGACGAAGGCGCACGAGTACGTGTTCCTCCTGTCGCGCTCGGAGCGCTACTACTACGACGCGACCGCGATCGCCGAGCCCTCGAGCATTCACTCGCACCGGCGGGCGGACATGCAAAGCAAGGGAGTGCGCACCGGGCGGCACTACCTCAGGGCGAAGCCGGGCGGCGTGAACGCGAAGATCCGCCAGCCCTTCGTGTCCGGGTGGGCACAAGGTCCGGGCTCACACCTGCCCGTCAATCACGGCCAGCGCAAGAAGAAACAAGACGCGGGGCAGCAGCTCGGCGGGGGCGACCGCATGACTGGCTTTAATGAGCGGTGGCGAACAAAGCAAAACGCGAGCTTCTCGGCGGCCGTCACCGATCTCGTCGAGACGCGCAACGCCCGCACCGTGTGGACGATTCCCACGCAGCCCTTCGCCGGCGCGCACTTCGCGACCTTCCCCGAGGAACTCGTGAAGCGCTGCATCCTGGCGGGCACGCGGCCAGGTGACACGGTGTTGGACCCCTTCATGGGATCGGGCACGGTCGGCAAGGTGGCGACCGACCTCGGGCGTAATTTCATCGGCTGCGAACTGTCGGCCGAGTACCTGAAGCTGCACGAACAGCGGCGCACCACGACGGGACTGCCGCTATGACCGAGCCCGGCCGACTGTGCTTCTGCCTGCGCGCGGGGTGCGGTAAGTTCTTCCGCGCTCCGTCGCCGCCGAGCAATTACTGCCCCGAGCACCGGCCGGCGCGCGTGGTGCCGGTCGAGGAGGGCGGGGCGGTGCGCTACGTCATGGAGCCGCGGCGGTGAGCCGGTGGGAATCCTAGTGAGCTTCGAGGACCTCGACGACACCAGCGAACGGCACGAGCGGCGCATCGTGCGCTGCCAGTCGTGCCGGGCGCGGATCATTTTCCTTACCACGGTGAACGGCAAGAAGATGCCCGTCGACGCCGACACGGTAGAGGATGGCGACGAAGTGTACGAGCAAGGCCGCCACGTCTCGCACTTCACCACGTGCGACGATCCTAATCGGTTCAGCAAGGGGAGGGGCAAATGACGCGCATCCACGAGGTTTACCTGGGCGACGGCCTGTACAGTTTTCACGAGCCCGAGCGGGAAATGGTGTGGCTGCGCGCTCCTCGCATCCCGGTCGATCACGCCGTGGGGCTCGAGCCGCCGGTGGTTGATCGGTTCCTGGCGTACCTGTGCGAGCTCGGATACTCCGAGGCGCTCGAGCGCGCGCTGAGTGAGCACCGAGGGGGCGGCCGATGAGCGCGTGCAATTGTGGCCGCGAGCACGGATGGCATCATGCGACGTGCCCGGCGCTACGGACAGAAGAGTTGCCGCGGATTCAAGTCGGTGATCTCGTCAAGTACGTGCCCACGCACGCGCATGGCGACACTCACCACCGGGACTGCGAGATCGGCGTGGTGCGCCGGATCGGCCACGAGGGCACCGTGTTCGTGTTGTTCAACGGCTGCACGCCGCAGGGCTGCTACCCCGACAGCCTCGTGAGGTTAGCGCGATGAAGCTGCTGCCAATGACCGACCAAGAACTCGCCGCGCTCGGCGACAACATATACACCGACGCGCTCCTCATCACCGAGGCGCTCAAGCGCCACCCCGACTGCGGCTACGGCGAGGTGCGCCCTGGCTTGGATATCCGTTTCCGGCGCACCCGCGTCGTGGTGCTGTGGCGAAACGAGGAGTGCGCGCTCGCTGGTGATCCGCCGCGCCACGAAGTAGAGGGGTTTCCCGCATGACACTCGACGAACTCAACACCGGCAACTTCTGCATGCTCACCGCCGGCATGTCTCCGCTGCGCCTCACGATGTTGAACCCGCCGACGCGCTCGACGTTGTGGACACCCGAGGAGGCGCTCGTCGCGGCCGCGTGGCTGGTGGCGATGGCGGAGCCGTTCTCCTCGGTGAAGTTCGCCGGCATCCTGCACAAGGTGCAAAGCACGTGATGACCGAGAAATTCACCGAGACCTTCGGCTAACGAGGTAAAACCATGAAAACGCGAGAAGAGCATTTGGCTTGGTGCAAACAGCGCGCGCTTGAGTACATCGATCGCGGCCAGATCACTGAGGGACTTATTTCGATGATGAGAGATATGGGAAAGCACCCCGAGACAGCCTCGCCGGCCTTGGATCAGATGACCGCCGGCCTAATGGTGATCGGCGCGCTGAGTACGTTGGAAGAAGCTCGCAAGCACATCAACGGCTACCATTAGCTGAAGTGAGATTGAACGGTTGACGCGCAAGCTGGCCGAGGTAAGCAACGCGCTGGAGGCCGAAATGGCGATTCAAGCGCCCGAACCGCCTTTGCCACCGGACGAGACGGACTCAGGCACATGACACCGGAACAGCACCGCGTCGAGCAGCTCGCGCGCATCTGCGCGATTGCACGCCGGCTCACGCGCGGGCACCACAGCGAAAAGTACGGCGATCACTACTACGCCATCGACTGCGATGCGTGTCATGTCGTGACGCTCGCGCGTCAGATTCTCAACATTGCGGGCACCATCACATGCGAGCACCGCAACCGGATCAGCGGCACGACGGTCGGTGATCCGGTGATATGCCGCGACTGCGGGGAGATCCTATTACATGCTCGCGGTTGAGATCGACGAGCTGCGGAGACACGCACGATGAGTAGCACGCACCGACACGGGCCGGGTGACGGCTGCCAGTTCTGCGGCGGCTTCCCGACGTCGCTGCACCAGCGCTGCCACCCGTCCGCGCCGCTGCGCGCCGTGGTGACTGCGCCGGGCGTGCTTGAGCTTCGGTGCTACGTGCCCGAGTGCGACCGCCTCGTGATCACCCTGGCAATCGAAACGTCGAAGCCGAAGCACTAACCATGTCCAAACTGCCGATCCCGCCCCAGGCGCTCGCCCAACACATCATCGCGTTGGGCAAAACCCGCTCGGGCAAAAGCTCGAAGATGCGCGTCATTGTCGAGCACCTCCTCGACCATGAGCGCCCCGTGTGCATCATTGATCCGAAGGGGGACTGGTGGGGGCTGAAGTCCTCCGCCGACGGCAAGCGCGCGGGCTACCCCATCGTTATCTTCGGCGGCGAGCACGGCGACGTGCCCTTGAACCCGCACGCTGGCGCCGCGGTCGCCGAGCTCATCGCGACCGGGAATCGCCCGGCGCTCATCGACCTGGGCGGCTGGATGGTCGGAGAACGCACCCGCTTTTTCATTGAGTTCGCGTCGAACTTCTTCAAATTGACGCGCGGCGCGCGGTTCCTCGTCATTGACGAGGTGCACAACTTCGCCCCCCAGGGCCGGATCATGGACCCCGACTCGGGCAAGATGCTGCACTGGGCGAACCGGCTGGCGAGCGAAGGCTCGGGCAAGGGCATCACACTCATCGCCGCGAGCCAGCGGCCGCAGAAGGTGCACAAGGACTTCGTGACCTCCTGCGAGACCCTCATCGCGTGCCGCGTGGTGCACAAGCTCGACCGCGACGCGATCAAAGATTGGATCGACGGGTGCGCGGACCCGGCCACCGGCCGCCAGGTGCTCACGGAACTGGCCGGCATGGCGCGCGAGGAGGCGTGGGTGTGGTCGCCCGAGATCAACTTCGGGCCCGAGCGGATGCGCTGGCCGATGTTCACCACCTACGACTCCTTCAAGCCCCAGGCGGCGGACGTGCGCAAGCTCAAGGGGTGGGCCGAGGTTGACCTCGAGGACGTGAGCGGCAAGCTCACCGCCGCGATCAAGGAGGCCGAGGCGAACGACCCGAAGCTCCTGCGCGCGCAGATCGCGGAGCTGCAGCGCGAACTCGGGAAACGGCGCGGCAACGAACCGGCGCCGGACCTGCGTAAGCCCTTGAAGGAAGCCGAGGCGCGCGGCTACGAACGCGGGGTCGAGGCCGGTGCGGCAGCGGTGCGCAGCGCCGTGGCGGCCGCGCTCGACTTGCGCCGCACGCTCAAGGTGGCGCCCCTGCAGCTCCCCGCCGCGCCGGTGGCGCCGAATGTCGCCAAGGGTGTCACTAGAGAGGCTCGCATTGCTGCGGTGCACTCGGGTAATGGCGCCGGCGAGAAGCTCACGAAGGCCGAGCGGTTGATCCTTACCGCCCTGGCGCAGTACCCGGACGGGCGCACGAAGGTGCAGGTGGCGGTCCTCACCCGCTACGCCCACGGCGGGGGCGGTTTCGCCAATGCTTTGAGCGCCTTACGCTCGCGGGGCTTCCTCGAAGGCGACGCCGGCCGGCTCACCATCACCGCCCCAGGGCTCGACGCACTCGGGCCCTTCGAGCCGCTGCCGCGCGGGCGGGAACTCCTCGGGCACTGGGTCGGGCAGCTGTCCAAAGCCGAGCGGGCGGCGCTCGAGGCGCTCGTGGCGGCCTATCCGGGCTCGCTCACCAAGGAGGAGGTCGCCGCCCAGGCGGGGTACGAGGCCAGGGGTGGGGGGTTCGCGAATGCCCTCTCGCGCCTGCGCACGCTTGAACTCATCCGGGGCCGGGGCAGCCTTTCGGCAAGCGAGGACCTCTTTTAAGCCCCGCAGAAGCCGCAGGAGCGGCGCGCCGTCACCCTGTCCGAGAGGCCGTCCCCTGCCGGGAGCGCCTGAAGGCGGCGAACCCCTACGGGCTCGTGACGGAATACACGCCCATCGCCGAATTGCTGAACGTGAAGCCGGCAGTCGTCGTGGCGGCGGTGACATTGCCGCTGGCGTAGTTCCCCCAAATGCCAGAGCGCGGATCGCTCCACGTATTCATGGCCGCGCTACCGGCGGTCGTGGGGTCGAAGTAGATGAGGATGTAGTAGTCGTGTGCGTTGTCGATGGCGACGGCAATCGTGTCGCTCACCTGAATGCCAGCGCCGAACGTCGGCGTGCCGGAGCTGGCCCACGTGATCGGCGTCGAGTCGATGTAGGTCGCGGAGTTGCGCAGCGTGCGGCGCATCACCGCCGCATTCACTATAAGGCCGGCGACGCTTGCATCTAGCGAGAACTTGAAAGACGGCATCGCGTTGACGATGTGCGCGCCGAGCATCTGCACGCCGAGTGTGGTGGACGACCATGATCCAAGGCTCGACGGCGCTCCGCCGGCACCGATGAAAGCCGGCGTGCCGGATGGCGGCGCGACGGCGCTCCACGTTGCCGCGCCGCTGCCGCCAGAAGTCAGAACTTGCCCGCTCGTGCCGGTGCTACCGTTGAGCGTCACCGCGCCGGTGTTGTTTATGCCGAGCGACTTCGCTTGTGCTTCTAGCGTGCTGTTTTGAACGAAGCCGCCGCCGTTCGTGATTACCAGTCCGTCGCCGTCATCGTTGCCGTTGGTGTCCGATGCGCCGATGTAGAAAATGCCGCTATGTTCGGCGAGCCGCAGTGCGCCCGCACCGGCCGCCGTGTCGTCGAACAACATCGTGATGCCGCCGAGTCCGCCGGGTGAAGCCACTCTCAAGAGCGGAAGCGTCTGCGCTCGGACCGTCGTCAGCGTTAGAAAGTTGTTCGTCGCCCCGTAAGTCCACGCGAAGTCGGCATCGCCGAGGAACGCGCCCGAGGCGTTGTACTGCACATTCGTGTCCGCTCCGCCCGGCGAACCGCCGCCGCCGCCCGGCGCAGCGCACGCGCCGTCACCGCGCAAGAACGTCGCGGAGCTGCACGTGCCGGTGAATGCCGAAAGAATCTGCGCGGACGTGAGCGCGATGTGCGCTTCGATGTAGGTGTTGATCGCCGCCGGGGTTGTCTTACAAGTGGCAGGCGTCGCGCAGCCGACCTGATCCATCGGGATCGGCTCGGTGCCCGTGAGCGCACCGCCGGCCGGTAGCGCGGTGATAGTCGAAGTCTGCGCGAATGCGGATGCCGCGCAACCGAGGAGCGCGAGAAGAAGGAGGATGCGCTTCATGGCCTTACCCCGTGATGAACTTGGCGCCGCCCTGCGTGACGAGATTCGCGCCGCCTTGGGTGACGATGTAAGAGGAACCGGGCGGCGGGCCCGAGCTCGTGACGCCAGGGGCGCCCATGAACCCGAACATCCCGCCGACGACAAGGAGCCACTCGGCGATCATGAGTTGGCGATCACGGCCACCTTGAAGGCCTGGCCGCCTGGCACCGTGAAGTACTCAATCGCCCCCGAAGGTAGAAGCATGGTGCCTGTGGTGGCGGTCGGCGCGGTGCCGAACTCTATCGACGCGGACGCATCGCACGTGATGCGCACGAGGATCGTGTTCGGTTGAAAGGCAGCCGAGGCCGTCGAGCTGCCGCTGATAGCGACCGTCTGTTCGGCGAGCGGCTTTTGCATCGCCGCCTGATACATCGGCGGGGGGGCGGCGGTGAACTCGGTAACGAAACAGGTGTTGGCAGCGCTGGCACCGTGCGCGACGCACAGTAGCGCGATGAGACCGAAGAGGCGGCGCATAAGTTGGCTCCTAACCTTGGGCGGTGCTAATCCTACTCCCCGCGCAGTCGGCGCAGGAGCGCGCCGCGAATCTGCTGCACAATCGTCGTGCTCGCGGGGTGCTCGGCGACCGAGATCCGATCCTCGGCACGCGGCCGGTACGGCTCGAGGGGCGCCGGTGGCATCGCAGGAGCCTTCCCCACTGCCCGCGACGGCTCGGCCCGGCGCCCCTGGTACGTGAAAAAATCATCTACCACGACATGCCCGCGCGCTTTCACGAGAGCTTCCCGACGACAAAGCCGATCACGAGTAGCGCCGCGGCAAGCAAAAGCCCCGCGACCGCCGAGCCCTCGAGCCTGAAGTGCTCGCGCTCATCCGGCCACGGACTCTTCACCCGGTGCCGCCCGTTGCGGATGCCTTCAAAAAGTCCACGCCGGTGAAGTCCGGGTGCATCTCGGCGAGCGTCGTGTGCACCTGCGCCGTCTCGTCATCCGTCAACACGGTGCGACTCTGTGCGGTGGCCGTGGCGTGAATACTCTCGAAGCTCGCGCGTACTTTCATGACGTCCACGCCGACCGTACCCAGGCCGACGAGCATCTGAATAAGCACCGCGAGCGCTGCGATCGGCACGGGCGTCTACCGTACCGCTCGACCGCCGAGGCCGACCGGCGGATGCGCCGGCGCCGCAGCAGTAGCGCGAACCGCAGGAGCGGCAGCGGGAGCCGCGGCAGCAGCCGCAGCCGGTGCCGCAGGAGTCGCCGGTGCAGCCGGGGCCGCCGCCGCAGCAGAAGGAGCCGCGAGCGCTGCGGTTGTCGCTTTCGCAATGAACGCCTCAACGTCGCCGATCTCATCGCCGAGAATGCCCGGCATGGTGATCGACAACTCGAGAAGCCCGGACGTGGCGGCGCCCAGGAAGGCGGCCTTGGTCGGGGTCTGCGCGACGGTGTTCACGATGTTCGCCAGGATCGGCAGCCCGACTGCCTTCTCATCTTTGGCGAGGACGTCCCACATTGAGGACAGCAGTGCAGTGATCTCAGACATGAGCGGCGCTCCTTTACTGGGCGTTGATGAAAGCGGCGGCGGACTTCGTACCGGTGAGCTGCGGCGCAGCCTTCTGCGTCACGCGCGCGTGCATCGCGATGCCCGCTCCGATCAACGTGGCGATCTGCAGGCCGTCATTCACCACGGCCGAGACCTCCCCGCTGGTGACGTACTTTTCAAGGTGCAGCGCGGCGATGACGTGCGTAACAACGGCGATGACGATGCCGACGACAATGCGCGACTCCCACCAGGGCATCGCACTCGGTACTGACTCATCCATAGGGGAGCGGCCTCTCTCTCGTGACTGTGCGAGAGGGTAGGCGCATGGCGATAGCGGTCGCGGCGTGCCGTCACAGTTCCCTACTTGTGGTGCGCCCGCTTGGCATCTTCGGCAGCCTGCTGGTTGCGCAAATAGTCCCAGTCGATCGTGTCCTGATTGCGCTCGACTCGTGAGATGCGGTTCTCGTGGTCCTTAAGTTCCTCGGTAACGGCGCCGAGCATGGCGCTATCGGGGACGATCCTCGTGATATGGACGACTTCGTGCTCGAGCACCACGACGCGCGTTTTAAGCGAAACGATGTAGCCGCCGAACGCCATGCACATGCCGGCAATGGTGAGCACCGAAGCCAGCGAGAAATTGCGCTGCAGCCAGAACCACGCCGGCTTGGTGCGCTTGAGCGCTTGCAGCCCGATGATCGTTGTGGCGCTGTCTTGCTCATCCACGTTAGGGCGTCGCCCCTTCCGGCAGGTAGGTCCAGTGCCCGGCGTAGCCGCTGGCGATGAGGACCTGGCGGCGCGGCTCCTGGCCGTCGGCCGCGATGGCAATGTGGATCCACGCCTGACACTCGAAGATGAGTTGATCGAAGGGCAGCGCATCCGAGCGCAGCGCGTCGAAGGCCTCGTGCACCGACATGCCGATCGGCAGGAGGTCGGCCGCGCGGCCGACAAGGTGCGCACTGCCAGGGGCCCCGCCGACCGCACCGTTCACCGCCGGCGAGCGAAAGCCGCTGTCCACATGCACCGGCACGCCCAGGATGAGCCGCGCGGGCTCGAGCAGTGTCTCGCACAGGCGCGCCAGGTTTGCGAGGTCAGAGGTGTGGGGCGCGTTGTCGAGGCCTCGGCGGGCCGCCACCTGCGAGTAAGTGAGCTCCTCGAGCGTGAAGTGCGGGCTAAGCTGTGTCGTCATCGGGCGGGTGTTCCTGTTCAGGATCGTTGCGCTTGCTAGTCTGCGCGTGCTCGAGCGCCTCCTCGAGTTCCTTGGCCGCTGCGTGCACCTGATCGGCGTGCACGCGCTCCTCGCCGCCTCGCACGCTGTCGCCTTCGCGCACGTCCTCGCGTGCATCGTCGTGAATGTCCATGCCGTGATAGCGCAGCGCTTTGATCGCGGCCGCAGCCGTTGAGTAACGCAGGCGCAGCCACAGTTTTACCTCGTCAATCACCTACTTGCCTTCCGCCCGCCATTGAATTGTCATCGCCGTACCGACGAGTGCGGACGTGTCGAGCACGACGCCGGCCGTGGTGCCGATGCCGGCCCCGGCGTTATATCCGCTCTTCGAGACACTGCACACGACGTTGTAGCACGCCGTTATGAAGGGGGTCGGGAACACCACTGTCACCGACGACGGTCCGCCGGTGTACGACACCCGGCCCCATTGCGTGATCGAGCCGTCGGGGTTCTTCCGGTAGCCGTTCGTCGCCAGGACCGAACCGCGGTTGACGAAGGCGGTCGTCGCAAGCAGCGCGCTTGAGTTGCCGAGCGCCGGCGTCGGTGCTTCCGGCGAGCCGGTGAACACCGGGGAATTGATCGGCGCGTAAGCGGCGCCGATTGAGTAGGCGATGTAGAGGTTCGTGCGGTCCGCACAGTAGACGCCGGTCGGCCCGGAAGCGCCGGATTGCGGAATGACCGCGCTCGCCCCGCTGTCAGCGGTTTGGATCGTGACCGTGTGCGCGCCGGTCGTTTCGTTGGAGATCAACCATTGCTGCGTGACCGCATCGACGATGATGAGCGCGTTGGAGGTGAGCGCGCCTTGTATCCGCAAGATCGGCGCAGCGCTCTGCACGAGCGAAAGCGTCGTCGTGCCGCCGGTGGTGTTGATGATGGTGGCGCCATACGAAATACCGGGCACCCACCCGCTCTTGAGTCCAACCGTGTCCGGGTCGGACGTGTTGGCATTGACGGTGTTGAGCCACAAGCCGTTACCGGATGCCATGCCGAGCACGGCGCCGAGCGCGTAGCCGCCGAAGATTCCCGAAAGATCCGCGCTGAAGCCATACGGCTGCCCCATCTGCAGCGCGACCGTGTGCTGCGTGATGCTGTACAAGATGCCGTTGAAGTCCTGGCCGAAGGGCGGCAGGCCGCCCGAGCCGACCGGTTCCATGGTGTCGGCGGGGAAGCCGTTGTTCCAGCTCGCCAGGTTCGCAGGGGACCCCGGCGGGGTCTGCGGTATCGGGTAGTTGATATTGCCGCCCGATGCGCCGACGGCGAACGCAGCGGGAATGGTGACAGGAGTTGGTGCGGGCATGTTGGTTTACCTATGGCTGTTGCACGCTGAAGGACACGCCAGCCGGGTGCGGGAGCACGCCCGAGTAAGCGAGGATGGCGAACTGGATCGGAGTGAGCACGAAGTCGAAGACGTACTTCATCTGCATCCCGCCGAGGTCCTCCGTGTAGCACACCCCGTCGCCTGGGAACAGATTCGACACGAGCGCATTCAACGCCGGCGCGGTGGTGGTGCAGATATTCGCGAGCGCCTTCGTTAACAGCAGCGTGCGATAGGCGGCATCGTTTAGCGTGTAGCTGCCGGTATCCGTGGCGCCGGCGTAGAACGGTGCGCCGGCGGCCGGGTTGCTGGTGCTGCCGAAGGGCACCCAGTCGGGCGGCATGTCGGAGTTGTCGAAGCCGAAGTAATCCTGCGTGCCGGGGATCGGCACGATGCGCGAGACGCCCAGGATGATGCCCCAAATATCCAGCCCGAAGCCGAACGCATGGTCGATATCCCACACGTCGTAGTAGAACTGGTTGAGGTTCGCCGTCGGGTCGAAGTACTGGCCGAAGTTTTCCACCAGCGCAATCAGCGTCGGGGAGTTCGCGTACTGCGAAATGACCGTGGCATCGATGTCGAACGGCGGCACGATGTTCGGCCCGGCGAAGGGCGGAGCGGGACCTGTGGACACCGCCAGGTTGATCGCCGTGCCAGGGGTGGCAATGCTGCCCGGCGCCGGGGACTGCGCGATGATGTTGCCGGCCGGAATGGTCGGATTCGACTGGTAGCTGATAACGCCGACCGTGAAGCCGTCGGTGAGTATCTGCACCGTCGCAATCGGCACCGTCTCGCCGGTGATCGCCGGCACGGTCGGCGGGGCAAGGCCGGCGGACGTGCTGACGCTGCCGAGTCCGCCGACGATGATGTAAGAATTATTGGTCGCATCGTAAGCCGCGAGTGCCAATGTCTCCGCGTGACCGCCATCGTTTTGCGGGAAGTTCGTCGCGTCAATGTCCCACGAGACGCCATCGGTCGAATCGGCTATGTTGACGGTCGTACCGAAGGCGAGGCCGTTGACGCCGGTGAGAAATATGTCGTTCAGCGCCCACACGCCGCCGGCATATGCATTCGATGTTACGGTGAGCGGATCGACTATCGCGGCGGTGAGCAATCCGGCGAGGGTTGCCGACACACGGATTCCGGCGCTCGGACTGCCGGCGCTGCCGTGAAAGGGGACGGCGTAACCGACGCCCGGCAGATAACACAGATTGCTGTAATCGCCGACGGCGGTGCCGCACGCGCTGGTCGCCGCCGTGTCAGCTACGGTCCACACCGGCCCGGCGCTCTGGATGAAGCCGCTCGGCGCGGTGTATAGCGTGTAGTTGAGGCTAGGCGAATCCGTTGCGAGGGCGACGAACTGCGTGCCGTCCCAGATAAGGCAGCCGTAGTTCGCAGGGTTATTCCAGCCGCTAGGGGTCGCGCCGTTATTCCACGTGCCGCTCGGGTTGCCGACGTTCCACTCTAGAATCGCGCTAGTGACGCCGAGGAAAATTGAGGTTCCCGCTCCATCGGTCGCGCCCGAAGATGACTGCACGCTGATCGTGCCGGTGCTCGTGCGCGCCCATGTGATGCCGTCGTCGGTCGAGTACCAAACGCCAAGCCCCGGATAAGCGGTGCAGATCCATGTCGTCCCGCTGACCCACAGCAGCGAAATGTAGCCTGCGGAAAAGATGCCCGACGAGGCCGGCGTGTTCCACGTGTTGCCGCCATCGGTCGAGCGGAAAAAGTAATAATCGCCGGTGCCCGTATCAACACTAGCGACGAGCGTCGTGCCGCTCGGGGATACGGCGATACTCTCAAACGTGTTGCCGGGGATGCCGCCCGGTTCTAGCTGCGTCTGATAGGTGAATGCGAGGCTCATGGCGTTAGATCAAATTCACGACTACGGCGTCGAGGACCGGGGCTTGGTCGATGCCGATCTGCGCGGAGTTACCGGTCACCGTTCCGGTGATTGCCTCGGGCGTGGCCTGCGTGTTGGCTGCGGCGTTGCTCATCGTGTAGGTGCCGATCTGGCCCGGCGTGCCGGTGAGTTGCTCGACAATGTAAGTGCCGGTCGGGATGTAGCTGTCCGCATCCGTGATCGGCGTGCCAGGGGTAAGCGCGCCGCTGGTGTGCGTGGTGATCGTGAGTACCTTGCTGCCGCTGACGACGGTGCCGAGCCCGGCAAAGGCGGTGCCCAGGTAGATCGAGAGCACCTGCACCGGCACGCCCGGACCTTCGCAGGTGGCAACCGGGCCGACAAAATCCGAGGAAAGCAAAAGCGAGCCGATGCGGATGCGCTGCCCGTTCGCGTTCGTGCCGTTGAACTGCGCGGTGACGGCCGCCTGCACGTCGGGGATGATGCTCGAGGGCAGCGCGGAGGAGTTCACGATGTTGACTGTGACCGTGAACGCCGCCGGGTTAGTCGTGCAATCGTTGAAGGTGATCGAGTAGGAGGGCTGCGGGAAGGCGTAGTTTTCATCCACCACGGTCTCGGTGGTGTTGCCGTTCATATCGCAGCCGAGGTCCTTCTTCGTCCAAATCGCGTTGGCGATATCCTGCGGCACTCCGCCGATCACCCCGACGTAGACCGAGTGCGGCACGAGCTCGTAAAGCGTCGAGCCGACATAGATCGCCGCGTTCGTGGTGTTCTCGTACACATACGCATCGGTGACGCCCTCGAGGTCGATCACCGCGCCATAGATCGCATCCGCCGAGCCGTGCGCATTCGCCGCGACCGATTGCTCGCGCCGGTACTCGAGCGCTTGGCTTGACTCGACGTAACTGCCGGGCACGCCGTCGGCGGGGTTACTGATCGAATCCCACCCCGGCACGGCTTGGTAGATGGTCGAGAGCGTGGTCGCCGGGCACGGCACGGGCCCGAGCACGACGTTCGCGAAGGGGAGCGTGATCGAGCCGCCGCTCGGGATCGTGCCGCCCGACACGCAGTAGTACTGATTGCCGGCCGCGTCCTGTGCCTGGGGCTGCGTCGGGCTGCCGGTGGGGATGACGGTGCCGGCAAGGCCCAGGCACGTGCAACTCACCACGGTCGCGGTGCCGAGGTTGCGATTCAAAAAGTAAATGCGCGCGATGGCGTCCTGCATGAAGCCCGAGTTGAGGTCGGGATTCACCCCGTTCACGAAGAGGGTGAAGAGCGCGTAGCAGTTGGAGATCGCCGCGGCGATTGAGGTCGCGAGTTGCCCCTGCGGGGTGTTGAGCGCGGGGTTCAAGTTGCCACCGAAGGCGGCGTTGAAGTCCGCCTGCACGCCAGCGAGCACGGCCGCTTCGGTCGGCACTACGAGCCCGGTCGGGGTCCACAGAATTTGCGGGACGTTCGTTGTGCCCATTAGATCGCCACCTCGAGCGTCGTGCCGTCATCGGTTTGGAACTGCACCTGACCGGACGCCACGCGATTGATAAAGGAGGAAACAACGCACACCGCCGTCGCCACGGTCGGCACGGTGAGCGCGGCGGCTGCGATCCTGCCTTGCATGACGTTGAGCGGCGGCGTGCCGCCCAGGATCGCGCCGGCTTCATTCGTCGGAGGATTCGCGCCCAAGTACTGCACGCCCAAGGTGTCGTCGTAGTACACCTCGTCGTAGAAGGTACGGCACGCGCTCGCCACGTCCTGCACGATGGCGTAGGGCGGGGCGGCCATGGCGATATTGCCCGAGGCGTCCGCTACGAGGTCCCACGCCGCGACGTCGAGGTAGAGGGTTGAGAACGGCGCACTCATTCTGGGGGCCCTGTGTTGCTGCCGCCAGATTGCACGCCCGGATGGTAGTGCGTCTCCCACAAGATGCCGTCGAGCTCAATCCCGGCGGCGGAGATTTTAAGCACCGTCCCGCCCCCGGTGAGCGTGATGGTGGGGGCGTTCACGTTCACCGCCACCGGGCTCGTGCAGTTGATCGTCCCGTCCTCCTCCCACTGGAGGTAACTCGTGGGCGTGCCGTTCAAGGTGCCGCCCATGTAGAGGCCGTCGGCGAAGTTGTACTTGCGATTCGAGGGCGGCGGCCCGTGCGCCTTGCTTGCGATCACGGCGGAAATGTCGCGCGAGGCGAAACAGCACACCCCGAGGTCCCCCTCTGCCGGGTCCAAAATCACCGCGTTCGCCCCGCCCTGCCAGCGCACGTAAGGGCGCCCGAAGATGGTGACGTGCGGCACCGCATTGCCCGCCCCGTCGATTTGATCCACCAGCGGGAGCACGTCCACGGTCCCCACCGGCCCTAGCCCTCCGCCGTGCACCGCCTGCACTTCAACCACGAGCGTGGTCTGCATCCGCGCGAGCGCCTGCGCGATCATGAATTGCAACGCCTGGGTGTGCGTGGCGGCCGAGGTCGGCGCGGTGAGCGGGGTTGCCAGGGCTGAAGGGCCCGCGCTCATGAGATCACCGTCGGGCTTCTCATGCACTGAAGGTGCGAGAACCAACGCCCGCCAGGTTTCACCGCGTCGAGCTCGTGCGTGAAGTTATAAACGAACCACAGGCCGTTGGCTCCCGGCGTCTCGGAGTTCCTAATCTCAATCGGGCTGCCCAGCTCGAAGGCCGGCTGGAAGAGTGCGTCGAACTCTATCCCGAACCGGTTGAGCGTCACGTAGGCGGACAGCCCCGAGGTCGGGGAAAGCACGACCGCGCTTTGATTCTTGCGCGGTTGATTCCTCGGGCAAATGATGAGCGTGCTTTTCGGGTCGAAGTAGTAGTCGAAGCGGGCGGCCTCGGCGAGCTGGCGGAATTGATCCATGAGCGTGCCGGGAAAGTACGGCGTGTTGAGCGTGCCCGTCACGCCGTTGTTTTCAAACGGGAAGCCCATCTGCCCGGCCAGCTGCGCGGCGAGCGTCACGACGTTGACGGCGCCGGCGAAGCTCGAGGGCGGCGCGGCGAGATACTGCCGGCCCTGCGCGGTGTTCGCGTTCACCGAGAGGCACACGTCCGGCACGCCGCGATAGTCGGGCTGCGCCTCGTACATTTGCCCCTCGAAGATTTGCAGGAAACCGCCCCCCTCGGCTTGCGCCTCGAGGATGAGGAGCGCGGCCGCGTTGATCGTTTGCACGTTGCCGGCGTAGCCGAAGAGCACGGTCACGGCGTTCATGTCCACCTGGCGCATTCCCCACACCTGAAGGTCGCAGGTGTTGGTGTAATTGCCCGCGCCGGCGAGCTTGGCGGACATGCGAAAGCCAATCGGCGTGCCCGGCTGCGGGAGCACGAGCGTGTTGGAGTTCGTACCGGGGAAGGTGCCCTGCGGCAGGATGAGCGAGGCACGCAGCGCGCGGGTGACGAAACTACTCATCCGCCCACCAGTCCGGCCCCTTGCAGGTCGGCCTGTGAGAGGTAGAGCAATTGCCAGCGGGTACCGAGGCCTGCGAACTGCGGATCCGCGACCGGCACCGTCGGGCTCGCCTGCGTGTCAAGAAACAGGAAGTCCCCCTCGAAGCCCAGGTAGTGCGCCCCCGAGAGCATGAACGGCGCCGCGTTACCGGGCAGCGCCGCGTAGCCGCGGCAGGTGCGGGCGCTGAAGATCACCTCCCCGTTCGCCGTCAGGTCCATGTAGAGCGCGGCCGCTGCGCCCACGCCGAGCTGGTACAGGTTCACCGACACGGCCTGGCCGTCGAGCGCGGCGCCGAAATTCTGTGACGGCACGGCTGCCAGGGGCAAGGTCTGCATCAGTAGAACGCCGGGGAGGTCGCCGCGAGCGCGGTCTGCCCGTCCTGTGCTACCTGTGAGCTCGGCAGCTGCGGCTGCACGTTGCCGACGTTGCTCGTCGGTTTCGCGGCCGGGCTTTGCGCGTTCGGCAGTTGCACGCCGGTGGTGGTGTATTGCGCCTGCGTCTGGATGATCTGCTGGCAGTAGACGTCGACCTCGGTGAGGAAGTACGCGCCCTTGGCTCCCCGGCGCGTGACCTCGGAGCGGTCGAAGTTCACGCTCGGGTACGTCGCTTCAGCCGTCACCACGGTGTACAGCGCAATCGAGGCGACGAGCGCGTCAATGCTCGCCAGGAAGTTCACCCGATCCGAGAGCGTGCCGCCCTTCGACAGGCGCAGCGTAATCTCGAAGGGTTCGATCACCTTGTTATAACTGGCGAAGCTGCCGTCCTGCACCGGGTAGCGCGCGAGGTCGTACTGCTGGCGCTTGGTGAACTCGAGCACGGAATCGGGGAAGAGCACCTGATCCCCGTTTTGATCGAACACGCCCCACGCCGGCGGCACGAGCGAGGCGCGCCACAGGAGCGAGGAGATAGCCTCGGAGGCCAGTAGGATCAACGGCGGCACCGCGACCGAGGGCGGCAGGGGAGGTATGCCGGGGAAGGGCATCGGGGCTTAACTCAAGCCGGGGTCGGCGTTCGCCACCAGGAGCTTGCGCTGCAGCGCCCCGCCGATGCTGCCCGCGATGCCGTTCGCATCCGTCGCGCGGGTGTTGACGGTGATCTCGTCAATATGCACCTGCGTGCCGCCTCGGGTGTTCATGGCGGTCGGCATGCCGGCTGCGGCGCTTTGCTCGGCAGCGGAGGCCGGGCGCGGAGCGGTCGGGGTGGGCGGCGCCAGGGGCGGACGGCCCGGCACGCCGGTGGCCGGCTTTTTGCCGTAGTCCGAGCCTGGGCCGAACTTGTCGAGCACCAACTCGCTAAGTTGGTCGAGCCAGCCCTCGTGCCCTTCGGTGCCGCTCTTGAGCGTGGCAACCCAGGCGCCAAGCCCCGCGCCCAGTAGCACCGGCAGGGAGGTGAGCGTGCCCACCAGCGCGCCTCCCACCCCTAGCAGTGCGCTCAATCCCAGGATCGCCGCGACGAGCGTGCCAATGGGCCCGAGCGCGTGCGCCAGATCGACGACCAAGCCTTCGAGAGACTTGACCCAGGCGGGCGGGTTCTTGAAGAAGGCGATCACCGCATCTATCGCGTGCACGATCTTCGGCAGGAGGTCAACGGCGAGCTGCCGCAACCACTGCACTGCCGCCTCGAGGATCGGCTTCATGCGGTCGAGGATCACCGAGGACTGCGCGGCGGTGGTCTCCTGTAGGCGGGTGATATCGCGGTCGAGTTGCACCTGCCCGGCGATGGTTTTATCGGTGAGCGCCTTTTGATCCTGGGTGGCCTGGCCGAAGGCCTTCTCAAAGCCGGCGCTGCCCTGGGCGACGGCGGAGGCAATGCCGCCGGTGAAGCCCATCGCCTGCGCCAGTTGCGTGGCCTCCCCTTGAGTTGCGCCCTGTGCGCGTTGCTTGTCGATCACCTTCGCGGCATCACGCGCGACGTCGCGGAAGTTGCGTGCGTGGCCTGCGGCGTCGAGGTACGCGACCCCGAAGCGCTGAAGCATCATGAGCGACTCGGAGATCTGGCCGCGGTAGCGCAGGCTGAAGACCGCGCTCTGCAAGCCCTGCACGGAGTCGGCCGCGTCCTGCATCTGCCCGCCGAAGAGTTCGGACACCTCGCCTAAGCGCTTGAGCTCGGTGCCGGCCACCCCGAGGTTGCGCGAGGTGAAGCCGATCTCGGCCAGCTGCGCGTGCAAGTCCTTGAAGTACCCGACGACGTCCTCGAGCCCGCGCACGGCCAGGAACATCCCCGCGAGGCGCCGGGTGAAGCTGGCGAGTTGCTCGGTGCTGCCCTTGACGCCTTCGGCGAAGCCCTTCGAGTCAAGCCCGAGGGTGACAACCAAACTGTCGATCACGCTACCGGCCACGGGCTTTCTCCTCGAGCTTGCGGCGGTTGTAGGCGTCAACCATCACAATCTCGAGCAAGTCGTAGAGATCCTCCGTGCCGAGCACGGAGTCGAGGTCGGAATAGCTGGCGAGCTGCGCGGAGACTACTGCCCCGACCGCGGCCGGGACATTCGCGTAGGTGTAGAGCCCGTCGGCGTCCCCGGAGAAGATGACGCCGTAGTCGATGCTTTTTCGCGAGAAAAAAAATCCGTGTGCAGGTTGAGCACCTCGAAGCGCAGGAACGCGATGGTCTTTATCTCTTCGATCTGACAGGCCGCGCCTTGGTTGATCGGCTGCGGCGGATGGTTCGGCGCGTGTTGGTAGCGCACGCAATCCCACCACGCATCCAGTGACGGATCGGTGAGCGCGCGCGCCATGGCAAGCCCGAGCGCCACCTGTTCGGGCGTCATGGCATCGTTGCTGTTCCCGACTCCTTGAGCCTCGGCAAGCATCAAAGCGAGCGCGCCCATGCCGCCCCCGCCGTTCAAAGCCTGCGGATTCACCGCGACGGCTTCTGCGTTGTGCGTAATCAAGTGCATGAGCTGCATCGCCCATTTCTCGCCGAGCGTCGCGGGCATTTCCGTCAAGATGAACGTCTTGCCCTTGTCGCGGCCTTCCTCCTCTATCGTTATCGTTTTCGTGTGTCTCATTCATGTCGTCCGTCGTCGGTTCACACCGGCGCTACCGATACCGACTCGAATGTTATCTCGTAAGTTTGCGGCTGTAGAACCTTTTTCCCCGCCGGCGCCGGCATGTCCCCGGTGAGGAATCCCTTCAAGAAGGTGGCGACCTTGCCGACGCTCGGCATGACGAGGGTGAAGTTCGCCGGGTACGCCTCCTTCACCGCGTCCATGGCCTGCCGCCATTGATCGAAAAAGATGCTCGACGGCGAGTCGGCCTGCAGGACGAACTTTTGCTTCACCGGGTACGGCGTGTAGCCGCCGGACAAGTTGCCGTCGACACCCATGAGCGCTTCGCACGGCGCGACGTTCTCGGTGTCGAAGGCGTCATCGGTGGCGAAGCCCTCGATAGGGATCGGCACCGGGAAGATGCCCGGCACCGACATGGTGAGCGCCGCGTTCGCGCTGGTGATGGTTTTTGGCATGTTGCGTTACTCGATGTCGATTGAGGCCATGACGATCTGCTGTACCGCGCCGCCGTCGGTGTACCAGAAGGTGACGTTCGGCGAAGTGCGCGCACCGCGCGCCGAGGGGCCAGGGTCGGTCACCTGAAGGTACCAGCCCTGCGAGGAAAGTATCGGCGCGATAGTAAGGCCGGCGGCCGTGTTCACCGCCACTTGCTGCGCGCCCGACAGCACCACACCTGGCACCCAGGCACCGAAGGCGCCCATCGCCTGAATGTCGCCCGAGAGGGCCTCGCGGATCATGTTGTATCCGGCGGGCGTGTACGGCACGTCGGGCACCTGCGAGAGGAGCTCGGCGAAGTCATTCTGGAAGCGCGCGTTCCAATAAATCTGATTGATGTACGGGTCGATCCACTCCCACGTGCCGGTCATCTGCCCCGGTTGGAACCAGTTGAACGTCGCGGTGCGAGTGGCAACCGCCGCGTAGCAGTTGTAGCCGTTGCCTTTCAGATTCAGGTACGTCGTCAGGTTCGTCACGTCCGGCGTGACGCTCGGGCTCGAGCGATACGCGGCAGTCGTGCGCCCGCCAGGTTGATCCCAGTTGATGCTCGCAATAAAGCCGGCGATGAAGGCGGCCTCCTGCGCGCCCTGGGCCGGACTCCAAATCGGTATCGTGCCGTTGAGCGCTTCGACCTGGGCGGCGTAGCAGGCCGAGTCGTTGAGTTCCTCGGAAGGGGTTGGGTCGGAGTCGTAGGCGATGTAGGCGTAGCCGGGGTTTTGCGACACCCACGTCGAGAACTCGACCTTGATCGGCCCACCGGCAGCGCCCGCGTCCGGGTCGAGCACGCTGAAGAAGGTCGCCCAGTCCTGCGACTGATTGGTCAGCGTCGTCATTAGCGCGCCGGGCACTGCGGCGGCTGCGCCCTGTGACAGCTGCGCGCCGGTGGCGGAGGTGAGGAGGAGCCCGGTGGTAAAGGCGTCGGTCGTCGGGAAGGCAAGCGTGCTGCTGCCGCCGGTGGTGCTGGAGGTGATGACGAAGGCGTTTAGCTGCGCGTCATAGGTGACGGTCGCGGTCGTCGAAGGCGTGCCGCCCTGAAGTCCCGTCTGAATGAGCGCCGCGGCGGCGGAGAAGCTCCCGACGCCGGTGAGGTTGATCGCGGCCGAGACGTGGCTCACTCCGTCGATCACCACGGTGATCGTGCCGGCCAGGGCGCCGAGTTCCGCGAGCGTCACGCCGGTGAGCGGTGCCCCGCGCAGGTAGGCCGCGACAGGGGCGGTGTTGTATTGCGCGAAGTACAGCACCGAGGGGAGCGAGGTCGCCCCGTTGTACCCGGCGAAGTAGATGCCCGCGAGCTGGTATTCGAGCGAGTCGAGGCCGAACCATGCGCCCACCGACGCCGCGTTGCCGAACTGCGCCAGGGTGCCGACCGGGATCGACGGGTCATCGGTCAGGATGACCGAGTTCATTGCCAGATTGGCGGCACCCGCAGCGAGCACGCTCGGGATGACGTTGACGAAAGTTGCGGCCGGGATTGAGGGTTGCATGCGGTGTCCTTAAGGCGGGCCGGGAACTGGCACGTCGATCATGGTGAGGCCGAGCACGTCGGCGAACTGCTGCGGGATCGTGGTCACCGGGTTGTACTGGAAGTGCGCGTCGAGTGACCAGCGCTCCTCGTATTGGTCCTCGCCGTCGGTGAGCGGAATCATGCGCGCCTCATCGGCGTACAGCGGCGAGAGCGTGGGGGCGAGCGCGGCGCACCCGTACTCATCGCGCAGCGTCGTCGACAGCAGCGTCGCCCAGTCCTCACCGCCGATGGTGTAGGCGCCGGCCGGGCTGTAGCAGTCGATCTGCACGACGAGTTCGACGCCTTCTTCGAGGTCCTGCGTGCCCCCGTCGGAGGGGTCCACGAGGTAGTGCACGTTGGTGCGCAGCCGCTTGCGAAACAGCGCCTGCACGTTGACGAAGCCATTCTCGGGCATCGCCGCGCGGTTGATCGTGCCCTGCACCACTTGGGTGGCCGGCAGTCCGGTCACGAGCATGATGAACGGCACCAGCGCGGCGTACGCTTGCTGCAAGCTCGGGGCGACGGGGAAGGCGCTCACGTCGAGGCCTTGAGTTGCCGGTAGCGGTGGCGCGCGCACTGCGGGTTAAGCGCGCGGATCACGGCGACCTTCTTAGCGCCGGGGTGCTCCTGGCGCCGCTCGCCGTAGTGCGTGTACTTGAGCGGCATCGCCTCGCGAGCTGCGCGACGTAATGCCCTGGCGCGCTTGCCGTTCATGAGGGGCGGTCCGTCTGAAGCGTCACGTAGAGCTTCGTCCAGCCGCTTCGGCCGCGCGTGTCGGTGACGAGCACGGTGTCGGCGGTCTGATTGGTGGCGGCAGGATTGGACAGCGTGTAGGTGCCGACGCCCCCGGTGCCGGTGCCGAGCGCGCTGATCTCGGTGTTGATCGGCAGCGCGCCGGCTTCGTCCGCGATCACGTCGCCGAGATTCAAAAAGCCGAGATTCACCGCTGTCACGTCGAGGGTGTTGCCGGTGAGGTTCGCGACCCCTGTGAAGGTGTTGAGCGCGTTCTGCCCCACGTTCCATGTCTCGGCCACGTACACAATCAGCCAGTCATCGACGGGCTGGCCGACGAACTGCGGAAACTGCAAGCGGTCCCCGCCCTGCGCGTTCACGCGCACGATCGCCTTCGGGTCCGAGTACAGGAACACCGTGCGGATGGTGCCTTGAATGTTGAGGTAGTCGATATGGCGCAAGTCCCGACCCCACGGCGGCTGCACCTGTATCAGCACCGGCACCGACTCGGCGTAGGACGGAATCTGCCGGCCGCCGCTGTCCACCGTGTAGCCGGTCGAGCCGAGGTACGCGGCCGGGATATCTTGGTTCACCGTGCGGATCGCGCCGCGCACCGTGCCGTGAAGGTTGAGACTCATCAGGTGATGACCCGCACAAGGTAGGTACTCGCGGTCGGTGTCCCGCTCACCAGCGCGCACACGCTCACCGTGACGGTGTTCGCTGCCGTCACCTGGGCAAGGACGGCGAAGCCTGCCCCAGGATAACCGGAGGTCGAAGCCGCTGCGACGGGCACCATGGTGACGGCAGCGCCCGCAATCGTGGCGGTGCCGGTGGCACACGCCCCCGCAGCGAGAGAGCCCCCGCCAATTGAGCCGGTGGTGCCGGCAAGTACCGGGTTCGCCAGGTTTGCGCCGGCCAGTACCGGCGTCGTGCCGGGCGCGCCGGGGCTCGTGATCGTGAGCACGCCGCCGTTCAAGGAGCCGTGCAGCGTACCGGTGACGGTGCCGCCGCTGACCTGTGGCGGGTTCTGCGCCACGAGCGCGAGCGGAATGAGGACGATAAGGCACGCCAGCAAACCGACGCGCCACGTAATGTTTTTCACCCTAACACCTCGAAGTCTGTTGCGCTCTGCATGGTGCCTTTGTCGACGAGCCCCTTATCGAAGCCCTTGCGGGCGATGGTCGACGGCGCGTTGTCCGCCGGCCAGGAGGCGATCGCGTAGGTGAGCGCGTCCTTAATCGTGTCGCCCATTACCGCGAACGCGCGGGCGCTGTTGAACTGCGCGGCCTTCAGGTACTTGCCGAGGTCCTCGCCCCACGCTCCGAGCTCGCGCGCAATCATCTGCCGGAAGAACGGGCGGGCCCGCGCGATGCTCGTGCCGAACTCATTCCAGAACGCCACCGTCGCCACGTAGAGCACGCCCTGCCCCTTCTGCGCCGGGTACGTGGCGTTCTCGAGGAAGCCGACGCGCACGCCGCTCGCGCTGTCGATCGCTTCCTCCATAGCAGCGAGATACGCCTTCATCTGCGCGCCGCCCTTCACCTTGAGATTTACTGCGGCCATGCGTCCCACGCGCTGAAGTGGCTGGCGGCATTTGCCGCCGGGTAGTACTTCGCCGCCCGGAACTGCGCGGTGCTCTTCCAGTACAGCGCGCCCCATTGCGTCTGCGCGTAGAAGGCCGCCGCCTCGTCCTTGGTCACGAAGTCCGTCTGCACGCTCACCGCTCCTTCGGTAGCCCCCGACACGCGCCCCACGACGCCCTGGGGCATCTCACCGTTCACCCCGTTCAAGAGCGCCGTAATGTGAGCCGTGAGGAGGTAGAGCAACCCCTGCCGCGTGGGCGCGTCCTGCACCACGGAGCAACAGGTGTTTTGCAGTTGCAGGCAGGCCAGGCCGAAGTTGACTTGCAGCGCAGCGGTCGGCACCAGCGAGAAGGCCGGGTAGGACGCCAGGAACTCCGTGGCGTCGAATACGACGATGCCCGGCGTGACCGGGACGGATGCGCAGGCGACGACGGTCACGCGCGGGACCTCGCGCTAGATGCCGGCGGCAGCCGCGGCGGCTTCGGCGGCGGACTGTTCGTTTTGCCGCGCGATCGCCAGTGTGCCGGGGTCAGTCTCAACGCGCGTGGACGGCTGCGCGCCCTTGGGGATCCGTGACTCCTTCGAGAGGTCCGGGTTCAACGGCTCGAGCCCCGTCGCGACGCCCTGGCGCTCCTTGGATATGCCCTTGAGTTCGCTCTCATTCTTCGCGACGAACACGAGGCCGTTCTTCACGAAGTCCATGTCCCTGTTCCGCGCGTACCACGCATTCCAGAAGGCCGCCTCGACGCGGGTGGTGGCGTAGAGGTGCTGCGCCTGGGCCATGCGCCGATCCGTGCGCAGCGTGTTGGAGCCCTTGAGCGTGACACGCGGCCCGGTGGGGCGCGGCTGCAGGGTTTGCTCTTTGACGTCCTTGGACGGCTCGGTGATGAGCTCAAGAATGATCCCGTTCGGGATCTTGCAGCCGATGAGCACGAAGTTTTCCGCCATGACTCTCTCCGGTGTTAGTTGAGGGGCTGCACGAAGCTCGAGATGCGAAGCCGGGCCCCGCAGCCGACGCCAGTCTGCATGAGCGTCCACGGCGTTGCCACAAAGCCGCCGAGGTCGGCGTCATACGGCAGCCCCGTCGCAGGGTCAGTCCACACGCGGTTGCCCGCCTGGCCGCCGAGCGGAAAGCGCGTGAAGAAGTCACCGGCGACTGCGACGACGCACCCGAGGCCCTGGCGCAGCACGAGCTCGGGGCCGGACAGCGGGCCCCATTGCGCGAACACCCGCTGGAAGTTCCACAGGTTGAACACGGGGAGCACGAAGCCGAGCGCGAAGCCCTCGCTCTGCACATTCGAGACTTCGAGGAGGACGGGGTCCACCCATCCGAAGATTCCCAACACGACGCCGGACGGTCCGGCCGCGATGCCGCCCTTGCCGGCGGGGTAACACGCGAAGGGCTGCCGGCCGTAGCCTATGGCTTGCGGCCATTCAAACGGGGTGCCGGCTCCTTGCAGCCTCCCCGGATTGAGCCCTGGGCGCACCGGCGAGCATCTCCTTACGTCCTGAAGTTACCCGCCTCTAAAGCCGCTGCGGCCGCGCGTGGTGGGGGCTGGCGCGCCGTTGGTCTCGGCGTCGGCCTCGGCGGCGTCGGCTTTGACTTCTGCCTTCGGCTTGGGCGCCGGATCGGGAACTTCGCCCGCAGCCTTCGCGGTGGCTTCCATTTCGGTCGTTTGCTCGGGCGTGAACTTCGAGGGCTGCGGGGTGATCGGCGTGCCCGGCGCGGCGTTGCCGTACATGTCCGTGTTGCCCGAGCGGTTGCCGATATGTCGGTGCTTACCCATGCGGAGATTCTCCTGCGGCCAGGTTCACCCGACCATTGAGGCGATGAGGAACGGCCGGTAGATCATGGTCCCAAAGCCGCCCGATGAGCGCTTCTGGCGCCAGGACGAGGTGTCCACCACCATGTTGTGCGCCATGAGCTTCGACGAGAAGGAGGCCTCGAGGGTGCGCTGGCCTTCGAGGCTCTCGCAAATCAATTGCACCAGCTGCCCGGCGGCGGAGTAGGGCGGCCCGTACTGCACCGCGGTCTCGATGCGGATGTTGGGGAAGTTTTGCTTCAGCAACTCGAGCACCGAGTTGGTGTTGTAGAGCGTCACCTCCTTGAGCGCGACGGAGTTCGTCGGGGAGAGCGCGAGCACCATCGGGGAGTCGGTCTGCACCACACCGCCCGACTGCACCTGCAATTGGATAAACAGGCGCACGATATCTTGGTAGATCGTGTTGGCCGTGGCGCTCGAGTTCGTCAGCCACGAGTACAGCGGCGTGAGCGCAGGAGGCAGCGCCGGGTCATTCAAGAGCCCGTAGTTCTCGAGGTTCGCCACCCCGTAGAAGTACATGAAATTAAGCGCCTTCATGAGCGCGAGCGCGTTCGCTTGCTGCTGTTGGCTCACCCAGTCGAGCTTCGCCAGGCCCATGCGGCCGACTTCGCGCTGCCCGTACTGAAGGAAGCACTGGAAGAGGAAGTTCTGCCGCTGCGGGAAGTTGACGTTGACGTTCGACGAGCCGCTGTTGGAGTAGTCGCCGTAGGCGGACGTCTCCCCGACTGCCTCGGCGGTGAGGAACATCGCCGTCTCGGTGAGCCAGTCGCCTTTCATGGCCTCACCCGCAATCTGTGCCGCCATCATCGGCGACACGAGAATCGGGATCACCTTCGGGTCGAGCCAGTTCGCCAGGAAGAACGGGATGCCCGCGTTGCTCACGGTGACGAGCTCGGACTGCACGTCCATTGCCATCGTCGCGTCGAGGAAGCGCGGACGGCCGGCGCTCATTTCCACGAACCGCATGTCCGCGGCAAGCTGCGAATCGCGCCCAGGGAGTGCGAACGTCTGCCCTCGGCCCAGGCGGCCGTCGAAGGCGACACCCTCTTCCATGGCGAGCCGCCGCAGAATCTCGGGAGTGAGGCCAGCCTTTACGGCTTGAGTGAGGCGCTTGCTGTCGTACATCTGCTACTCCAAAGGCTGCGGTGAGGGGCTCCCGTCGGCTCCTACTGTCAGGAAGTGGTCCAACTCGAGATGCGGCCGAGCTTGCCCTGCGTGCCGACGAAGGTGTTGGTCGAGGTCACGACGTTCCCCACGTTGGTCGTCAGGTACGTGCCATCCCCGCCGGTGGTGCCGGTGAGTTGCTCGAGGATCTGCACGTTCGCCGATCCTGGCAGGCCGCCGCCGCCGGTGGCGGAAATGAACTGCCCAGGCACGAGCACGCCCGAGCCGACCGCGGTCACGGTCAGGACTCCGAACGGGGTGCCAGCGGCCGGCAGTGCAAGCGAGCCGGTGAAGTCGCAGTCCGCCGCGACGACGCTCGCGACGTAGAACTGCGACTCCTGCACGCCGTAGTAGCTGGCAGCGACGGCCGTCACTACCGAGAACGGGGTGCCGTCGGGGTTCGCGAGCTGGTACGTGCCCGTGCCGCCGGTGCCCGTGCCGAGCGAGGCGATGTAGGAACCTGGCGGCACTCCAACGGCCGAGATTGGCTGGCCGACCGCGAGCGGCGTGCCGCTGATGGTGTTCACCGTCATCAGGCCGCCGACGGCGACGCTGATTGAGGTGATCGCGCCGGTGACGCTTTGCCCGGTGACGTTGCCCGACAGGGCGCCGGTCACGGGGTCGAAGTAGACCTTCTGCCCAGGCGTCGCGGGGGCGTTGAAGATGCCCCAAAAGTCGCCCTGGGCGAAGAGCGTCGCCATGTCCCCGCCGGGGATCTGCATCGTGGCGATGCCGAGGAACTGCGTGATGATGCCCTGGCCTTCGCGGTGCACGAAGCCGGGGAAGCTGTTCGGCTGGTAGTACGTGCTCGCGACTTTCGTCGCCGGGTTCGCCCACGCGCCGACGCCGACCGTGACGCCTTCGGGGGAGGCCACGTAGCCGAAGGCGCCGCCCAGGATGCTGGCGCGGATGTTGGCGCCTGCGAAGTCGCCGGCAGCAGCCGGGGGGAGTTCGTTGTTCACGAATGATTGGAAGCCGGTGCCGGTGCCAGGGGTCATACGGGACTCTCCTACAGGGTGAACGTCAGCGGACGGCTTGCCTTTAAGCGGCCTTCGTGCGGAACAGCGCGTCGATACTCACGAGCTCCTCCTGCGAGGAGTCCATGGCGAGCGTCGGAGGCGCGCCGGCGGTCGCTTTGCGGGTCTCGACTACCATGCGCACCAGTTCGGGCAACGCGGTAGCGTGCACGCCGTCGGTCTTTACCCCGGCGTGCTTCAACGCGAACTTGTAGACCTCCTCGGCGGAGTCCATGGCGACTGACACGACGCCCACGAGTGGGCGCACTGCCTCGCGCGCCTCGGCAAGCTCGCGGAAAGATTTGCGCAGTTCGGTGGTGTTGGAGTCGAGCGCGGCGCGCACGGCCGCGTTCATCTCGTCCTTGGTCACGCCGTCTTTGGCGCCGGGGTCGAAGTCCTTGCGGTGATCCACTTCTGCATCCTCGCCGGTCAGGTGGGCGGTTGCGTCCTTGGCTTCCTCGGGGTCCTTGTCCTTGCCCTTGGCGTCCTTGGCCTTGGCATCGCGCGCGGCTTTGTCGGCGGCCTTCTTGTCGCGCGCCTTCTTGTCCTTGGCCTTGCGATCGCGCGCGCGCTCGTACGCTTTTTCCTTGTCCTTGTCGTCGAGCTCGGCGTCTTCACCGTGCTCGGCTTTCTTCTCGGCGAGCGCCTCGTCCTCGGCGGCCTTCTTCTCGGCTTCATCCAGCGAGATGACCGACTCGGCCGGTGTCTCACCGAGGGCGGCGTCGAGAGCAATGGCGATCTTGCGCCGCTCCTCGACGGGGATCGACTTCACGAACGGGGCGAGCACCTTGGCGGCGACGGCGGCTGCGTTTTTCATGCGCGAGAACTCCGGCGGATTTTCGTCAGCAACGTGGACGTCGGGCCCGACTCGGCCCTCGGAAACAATGGCGAGGTGATTGCCGCGGATGTTGACCATGCGGCCGTCATACTGAAGCCCACCCCAGGCGCCCGGCTCCATGAGCGCCTCGTACCGATACGCGGCTGACAGCTCGCGCTGTTCGCCGGTGTTGATGAGGTCGATCGCTTCCTGCGTGAGCACCATCAGCGGGCGCGTCACGAGGTACGGATCTTCCCACGTCGTGCGCCCGACCGTGCCCACCCACAATTCCTTGCGCGGCAAGTCCGCGTCGATCGCGACGTGGCGGATGAGTAGCGGCTTGCCGTCGAAGGTCGACGCGCCCTTTTCCAGTTCCTTCGGGTCGCGAAACAGCCGGTAGGTGCGCTCGGGCTCGAGCCCTAAGCCCTGCCAGTTCGGGATCTCGCGCCCCAAGTACGGGCAGACGTTGGCTTTGGAGATCCGGCACTCTTCGACGCGCATGTGCCCGTCGGCATCGATGCTGCGAAGAGAGCGGTCGAGTGCGAGAGGGTCTCGCCTGCGCGCACGTCGACCGGGGACTAACACAACGGGGTGGCGGCTCAATCACGCATTCCGAGTCCAAAGGTTGAACAGCAAAGGGGGGGAAGACTGTTCGGCTCGGAGGAAAGCAAAAAACTGTGCGAGGATCAAATACTTTCGAGACTTTCACACGCGGGGGTTGATCCTCGCAGCGGATTTTGATATCTGCCTTATCCTTTTTGGCCCCCGCGTTCTTCGGTTCTTGCGATTCAGGCGCGCGTCGCTAGAATGCGCGGCGGCGCTCCACCCGAGCACCACGGCAACCCCGGTGCGGTCAAGTCGCCTCCCCGTGACCGCTGCACCGGGGTTTGCCGGCCCGCTTCACCTCTTCAGGCTTGCGGGAATGATCGCGCGGGACGTGCATCTGCAATTCGGGAGTTCCCCCGGCTGCACGTAGCTCTGCACGGCGCTGTCGTACATCCCCTTCGCGACCTCGAAGCGCTTGCCCGCCATGCGAACGTGCGTCGGGCGCGGCACCTTGCCGGCGTTGGAATGGACCCAGGTTGCCTCACGGATCCCCAACTCGGCGCGGCGCGCTTGTTCCATGACGGCTTTCGCCTTCGCCACTTGATCGCGTGCGATGAAGGCTGCGCGCCGGTACGTGAGGCCGTACTTCTTGCGGATCGTGTCCGAGAGCGCGCCCATGGTGCCGCCCGTCATCACGTTGGTCCACACCGAGGACTGCACGTCCTTCAGGAATTGCTGCGGGATTGAGCGAATGAGATTGACGTTCTCGGCGATCACCGCGCGGTACGCGGAGACCTGGCGCGCGGTGGGGCGGAACTTCACGGTGAAGCCCGCCTCCTTCAGGCGTCGGCGGAACGCCGCGTCCGTGTAGCGCTGCGACCTCGAGGCGAAGGAGGCGGCGATCTCCTTCGACATGTCGTCGAAGCGCTTCTGCCACACGCGGCCCCACACGCGCAGCGCCTTGCGCAACGTCACGATGGGGTCATCGTCGAGCGCCATGCGTGAGAGGGCCGGGCGGTAGTGCTTGCGCAGCTGGCGCAGCGCATCGGCTGCCATGCGCCGGGTGAGTTCCTGCAGCGCCTCGCGATACCAGCCGGCGACGCCGGCGTTGGGTTGAATGTGCTGCAACTCAACCGCGCCGTCGCCCATGACGCGCGCCCGTGGGGGCGGGGGCCCAGGTTCGGGTGGCGGCTCGGGCGGGGCCCGCTCGACGAGCTTCAGAGTGCCAGTACGTGTGACCATTCGCGCGGCCGCCATTCCCAGTCCTGGGTGTTGGCGTGCCAGATCCAACACCCGCCACGCCAGCAAATGACGGCCGAGGTGATCACGCTATGTGCGCTGTATCGGATGCAGCCACGCGCCGAAGTTGCCGCTGATCATGAATGACAGCACCACGAAGAACCATGCCCACGAAAACCAATTCCACGCGCGGCGCGGAGCGGAAGGCAGGGTCCAGCTAAGCCCGGAGATCGCGAAGCACACGAGCGCCAGGATTTGACACACGAAGATAGCGTTGTTCTGCATGTCAGATTCTCCCGAGCAATACCAACACGAGCACGATGACGAGCACCACGCCGAGGATGCCGAGGCCACCGTTGCCGAAGCCGTACCCGTAGGGAATCGGCGCGCCCCACCGGTGACTGAAGCCGCCGAGCAAGAAGATAACCAACACGATGAGCAGAAGTGTACCGAGTGACATTTGCGTGTCCTCCTTTATCCGGGGCTCAACTGTTCGATTATTTGGCCCGCAACGCCACGAGCGCCGCGGTGCGCACGTTGGAACTGCCCGTGCGACTCCATTGCCCGCCAGGTCGGTTGAGCCGCTCAATCACCGAGGCGTCGGGGTTCGTGCGGTACTGGCCGCCGAGCCACTCGAAGTAGGTCCACATATTGGAGTTGCCCTCGTGTTAGGCCGCCGCCGGCTCCTCGCGCTCGCGCCGTGGCGCACCTGGCCGCGCTGCGCCTTCGTCCTCGTCGCTCGGGTCGTCGATCTCGTCGCCATCCTCGGGCGGCGTCGGCAATGCCGAGCCCGAGAGGTTGTCGTATCCAGACTCGGGGTCTGCGGCGATGCGGGCGCGCACCTCCTCGGGAGAGATCGCGCCCATGTCCACATACGCCACGTCCATTTCGGACTGGGTTTTCTTCACGCGCGCGGCCGCCTCGCCGACGAGTTCCTTGAGCGCCACGAAGTCGAAAACGATATCGCTGTCGATTTTGCCGTAGCGGTTCAATTGGATCACGTCGAGGACCTTCTTCACGTTGTCGGTGAAGACGGCCTCTTGCTGCGAATGATTCCAGTCGTGGAAGACCTCGATCTCCCCTTCGCTCGAGGCGTTCAAGCCCGCCGGCGTGATACCGGTCATCACCACGAGCGGCAGGTGGGTGGGGGCTGCCATGTGCTCCTGCGCCTGGGATTGAAGCTCGGACAATCCCGAGAGCGGGACGGCGAGCTGTTGGAGCATTTCCCGTTCCTTGTCGGTGAGGAAGAGCCCCTGGTTATCGCGGCACTGCGTGAAGAACCGCGCGCGCTTGTCGAGTTCGTTGGTGGGCCCGCCGCCGAGTATCTCGCCCATGTCGGTTTGCAGGAAGATGACCGAGAAGTTGGCGATGAGCCGGTTCACGCTGTCCACGGTTTTCAGCCACCGCGCGACGTAGGCGTCGATCAATTGCGAGAGCGAGATACCGCCGAAGTTGTACGCCGGTTTGATGATATCGGGGACCTCGCGCGACACGAAGCGCAGCATCCGTGACTGGTGCGTCTTCCTACCTAACACCATCCAACTCTCGGGCTTGTAGAAGTTCGGGTGCGTCGGGTCGGTCGAGTTCCACGTCAGGGGCGTCGTCCAAATCGGCTCAATGTTCGCAAAGCCCCGCAGCGAGCCCTTCGGAATCGTTTTCTCGTCGATCGCAAGGGGCAGCGCGTGGTCATCCCCGGTCGGGCCCTTGAAGTCCATGAACACGTGGCCTAGCCCGTAGAAGCCGTCGTGCTCCATGGCCTTGCGGAAGATCGCCTGCAGTTTGAAGGTCTCGAAGTCCTCGGTGATCTCCTCAATGATTTTGGTTTTGTCGCCCTCGCCTTTGCTCTTGAACGTGATCCACTTGCGCGTCATTTCCTTGGCGACTGTCTCGACGGGCTGGCGGTACTCGGTGCGCTGCGCGAGCTCGGCCAGATACGGGTAGCCGGGGAAGTACAGCCCGAAGGCGTTCAAGCCTGCGACGCTGTTCAGCCCTAAGAACTGCCCGAACGGGTAGCCGCCAGCGTCATCCATCGCCATGCGCGCCTTGACGGCGAGGCGCACGTCCTCGAGCACCTGGCGGCCCTTCGCGTCCATTGCCAGGGCCGGGTCCTCGACGAGTTTGAGCACCGCCGGCAGGAGCTTCGGCATCGCGAGCGTGTGGCGGTACGGATCGGGCGGCGCGTTGCCGAGTGAGGCGCCGTCCTGAATTTCAAGCCCTGGCGCGCCTGCCGGCACAGGAGCGGGGCCGGTAACACCGAGCCAGGAGCGCAGGCGGTTGCGTAGCCATTTCATGGTTTGACCGCCTCTTGTTCGTCGACCCGTGCTTCGGCCCTGGCGATGAACTTCTCGGCGAACTCGAAGGAGGCGTCGAGAATCTGTTCAGCGCTGGCAGTCCCACCCATGCCGCCGATGAGCATCGCGAGCGCCGTGGCGGCCGCGCCGATCACGACGGTGGCCTCGCGCTCCATGTCGTTTCGGAACGGCAGCGGGTGACGGCTCACCTGCGCCGCCCTACGTGGCTCAAGTCCTTGGCAGGTGGCTTCATTGGCGTTCAACTCCCTACGGTCGGGGTGAGGTTGCGCTCGTCGATTCGCATCGGTCGGCGGGCGGGAGCGTAAACCATCATGACCGCATCCCCCAAGTTTGGTGAGGCCGTGCCGTCGGGTTGCTTGTCCACGAGGAGCTTGCCGGCCTGATTCTGCGAGTACGTCGGCTGCGAGATTTGAATCAACAGGCGCGCCTTCTCGGCCATGGCGGAGCTTATCGAAATGAGCATCTCGCGCTCGTAGGGCTGCCCGTTCACGGCGCGGAAGGTGTTTTGAAACAGCATCCGCAGCCACCACCACGCCTGCGCCTTGAAGTTCAAGAAAAAGTCCTTGTTTTTCCGCCCTGGCACCATCTCGCGCTCGGGGTCGAGGACCTCGCCCGAGCCCCGGAAGGGCTTCACGACAATCACGCGGTGGTTGCCCTGGGCCGCGCGTGCTTCGTTGACCTTGCGGGCATCGCCGCGCACGCCCGCGCCGACGCCATCCCCGTCGTACCGCAGCGCGTGGCAATTGTGCAGGTCGCACATGAGGAAGGCGCGCTCCACGGTGGCGTAGATATCGGACTCCTTGCCCGTCCACTCCTCGACGTGCTCGAGGAGGATGCCGTGGCGGATCGCCCCGGCGTTCTTGTCGATGCCTTGGTCGGCGACGTCGAGGGAGGCCAGGCGCTCGCCGGTGATCGCCGGGAAGTCCTTGATTTTCAGGTGCGCATCCACGACGGCGTTCGCCCACACGGCCGGGATGAGGATGCCCTCAAGGGATGCGGAGTAGTTGATGTCGAGCTCCTGGGCGGTGACGACGGGGCCCCAGGTGTCGAGGAACTTGTCGTAATCGGCTTGGCTCATGCGCGGGTTGTGTCGCCAGTGGAAGGTGAACTTGCGCGTGCCCTTCTTGTGCATCCGCTCGGCGAAACTGTTATCCATGCCGCGCACGCTCGACACGTCCTGGCGGCAGTCGGTCGTTTTCGACAGCGCCATGTCCGCGATTTGATCGTGCTCGAGGTGCGCCGCTTCGTCCACGAAGTAGATCGACGTGCGATTGCCGCGGCCGATGTTGTCGCCTATCTCGCCAATGATCACCCCTCCTGTTTCGGGAAACAGCAGCCGCCGGTCGAAGCTGCACGTGTCCACGACGTGGCCGCCCCGGAACTCCTCGGGCAGCCACTCGAGATAGTTGCGGCCCTTCTCGAAGAGTGACCCCATGTCGCCGCGCCAGTCCACCTTCTCGCGCTTGAAGGAGCCCCACCCGATCGCCACGTCATCGTAGACCGAGGCAATGCAGATCGACGTCCCCACAATCAGCCAGGACACCCCGACGTCGCGGCTTTTCTCGGTGCCCCCGTACTCGCCGTCGCGCCAGTTCTCGACGGTGAACTCGATCCACTCGCGCTGGCGCTTGTCGAGCACAAAGGGCATCACCACGGGCAGCCCCTTGCGCACGTTGCGCGGGTCCACGGTGACGCCCCAGTCGTTCACCATGTCGGCAATGTGCGAGCGGTAGTAGCGCTTGAGCTTGCGCACTTCGGCCGGGTGGCCGCGCAGGTACTTGAGGCGCCTGGCGCGCTCGCGCGTAATCCCGTCGTAGAACTCCCGGTCGAAGACGGCGGGAGCGAGAACCGCGTTCACTCCGCCCCGCTCACCATCGCGTGGTAAGCCCTCATGGCGTCATCGTCGGTGATCGCAGCGCTTGCGACTGCGTGCGCGATCGGCTTGCCGTCGAGGCCGCCGTGCTCGTGGCGGTAGCGCTCCTGCCACTCGCGGCCGCCTTGGGTTTTCATCCAGAAGATTTGCGCGGTGACGTTGCCCTTCATGCCGTTCTTGTAGAGCGCGCCGGCCATGTTCATGGTCGCCATGGTTTTGCCGAACTTGAGCTCGTCGCGATACTCGCGCAGGAGTTGCCGCGTACCGGTGCCGATCACCTTGGCAATGTCGTGGTGCGGCTTGCCCAGGATCGCGAGGAGCTGCACGCGAAGCCGCGACTCCTCGGTCGGCTGGTGCGGCGGGCGCCCCTCGGGTCTGCCGGTGCGTTTCCTCATGCGCGCTCGGCCTTGACGTCCGCGAACGGGCGGTTCTCGAGCGTGGCCGCTTCCCCGGTGAAGCGCTGGTAGCGCTCGCAAATGATGTCGACGTTGCGCGGTTCCATTTCCATGAGCGAACAGACGCGGTGCTCTTGCTGCGCGGCAATCAGGGTTGAGCCCGAGCCGGCGAAGAGGTCGATGACGAGTTGCCCCTCCTCGCTCGAGTTATTAATCAGCCACGCCAGGAGCGCCACGGGCTTCGCCGCGTTGTGCTCGCGCTCGGCGCCGGCGACGCGGTTCGTGCGGAAAATGTTCGGCTTGTGCACCGGGCGCTGCCCGCGCTTATTGCCCGACGTCATCGCCTTTTGCCTGGGGAGCTTGGCGAAGAAGGCCACGAACTCGTGCGTGTTGGCGTAGGAGTTCCCGAGGCCGGCGGAGCCCTTGTCCCACACGACGCAGTTCTTCGGCGCCAGCTGCGCGGACTTGAGCCCATGCCACAAGGTGGCGTAGCTGCGCCAGTCGCAGTGCACGTAGATATGCCCGAACTCGAGCGTGTTGTCCGCGAGCACACGCCCCAACTTCTCGAAGAAGGGCCGCACCATTTTGTCGTCGGCGATATCGGTGGCGATGCCGGTGCTCGAGCCGTAAATCGCATACGGCGGATCGGTGAGCACGAGGTTTGCCTTGTGATTGCCCAGGAGCCGCGCGACGTCCTCGGGCTCGAAGGTGTCACCGCACAGGACCCGATGAGGACCTAAGCACCACAAATCCCCAGTGCGCGCCACGGGGTGCTTCGGGCTTTCGGGTATGTCATCCGCACCAGCTCGCCCGGTCGGTGTTAGGTTCAGGAGCCGCCGCAGTTCCTTGTCCGAGAACCCGATCACCTCGAGCGTGAAGCCGTCCTCCTTGAGCGCGGAGAGTTCAAACGTCAGGAGGTCATCGTCCCACGCGGCGTTCAACGCGAGTTGGTTATCCGCCATAACCAGCGCGCGCTTCTGTTGTTCGGTGAGCCCCTGCAGTTCAATCGCGGGCCCTTCCGTGAAGCCTTCCAACATCGCCGCCTCGCGTCGCCCGTGGCCTGCGATGAGGTTCAAGTCCGAGTCCACCAGTAGCGGGTTAGTGAAGCCGAACTCGCGGATGCTCGCGCGCAACTGTTGGATTTGCTCGGGCGAGTGGACGCGCGCGTTCTTCTCCCAGGGCTTCAGCGCCGCCAGCGGGACCTTTTTGTAAGCGTGTCGCAGTTCGCTCATTTGCGCCACCGGCGCTTCACGCGGTCGCCAGGTTCGCCGGCGCCGAACCGACACGGCGGCGCGTGCCCGTGCTCGCGCTGGCAGCGGAACAGCAAGCACTTGCCCTTTCGGCCAATCATGAACTGCACCGTCACCGGGCAGGCGCCAGGCAGCGGCGGGCGCGTGCGGCGGGACACGCGCTCATCGCCGCCGTATCTCGTGGGACAGGCCGAGGCGGTGCGCCTGGCCGTAGAGTTGGTAGAGGTCAACGCCGAGCTCGGTCGCGAGTGCGCGCAGGCTCCCGTCTTCGCGGGCGCGCGCGTAATTGGCGCGCAGGAGGTCCTTCATTTCCGGTGTCCACGTGCCCTTGTGCTCGTGCGTCGGTTCGTGCGCTGGCGAGATCGGCGCCACGTGCGTGCTGGTCATGGTTCGGCCCCCAGGTGCTGCGCCACCCATCTTAGCGCCCGCAGGCTGTAGCCTATTGTGAACCCTGACACGAATGCCGAGGCCGTCAGGATGCCGATCACGAGGAAGTACAGCCACGCGCGACTGCGCTCGGGCAGCGCCGGCTCGGGTTCCTCGACGAGGTACGGCACCGGCGGATCGGCGCGCTTCGGCCACTTCGGACGCGGGGTTTGCAGGTTGAAGTCCTGCCTCACCTGTCCTCCTCGTCGGACTGGGGCGCGGGTTCGGGTTCGTAGTTCAACTCGATGAGGCAGCCGGCCGGGATCATGGCAATGAGGCGCTCGTGTCCGCTGTCGTGCTTCGGCAGACTCGTGTCGCGAAGGTCCACCCAGGCGAAGGTTTCTCGCCGTGAGAGCACGAGCCCCTTGCCGGTGTAGACGCGCTGCGTACCGTTCGGCCAGGTAACGGTGATGTTGGCGAGCTTCACGCGGGTTGCCTCCACCCTCGAGCGGCGAGCACGCGCAGGGTCATCTCGATTGCGCGCTTGGGCTTCACGTACTTCTGCGGGAAGCGCAGCACGGTCCACCCTAGGAGCGCGGCGGTGTTGTATTTGTCCATGTCCTCGATGATCCCCTTGATACTGCCGTGACGGCCCGCGACTACCATGAGCCCGGACGGCAGGCGCCGCGGCACGAGGCCTTCGATCTCGACCGCGAGCATGTGCGCGCGGAAACAGAAGTCGAAGCGCCAGTGCCGCCCGTGCGTGGCCTTCGCGAAGAGGTGCTGCCGCTCGACCGTGGGCAGACAGTACGCCCGGCACTGGGCGGCGAACAAATCCTCGGGCCCGTCCTCCTTGCCAGGGCCGGCGGTCGGCTCCCCGAGCTCGTGCTCGTCCCACTCGGTGAGCTTCAGTTCCCGCTGACGTCGGGCCCTCATGTGAAGCACATACCGCTGCCGCACTGGTCGAGCAAATCACCCTGCGCCTCGCCGAGTTCGGCGCTGTCGAGCGGTTTGCAGGAGCGATGCAGGAACAGCGCCGGGTCGATTTTGCGCACGTCGCGCTCGAGCGCTACCGCTGCCTCGAAGTCCTGGGGATCGGTGCGTTTCAAGTGCAGCCACTCGGCGTCGCTACGGTATGGGCACATCCAGCACGAAGAGCGCGGAGGCTGCGGCCAGCCCATGCGCAACACGAGCGCCACGCAATCGGTGCGCGTCAGGCGCCGGTCGATCAACGGGTACGTGTGATTCCATTTCGCTTGCGGATCGTGCGAGCGCGCCCGGTAGTATTCGTCGATAGAAAACCCGATCCAGATTGTGCCGCCTGTGAGGCCGAGGCTGCGGTAGTAGCGCTCCACGGGTCGGCTCTTCCACTCATTCGAGCAATATTTGCGCGTCTGCCCAGGGCTGCCCGCCTGTGAAGTAAACATCGGCATGAGCGCCGTCGTACCTTCTGCGCCGCCGAACAAATCAACGGTCGCCCACGCATGGGGCAAGCGCTCGAGCTTCACGCCGGCGCGCGCGAGCGCCGGTCGCATCGTGCCCTCGTGGTAGCGCCAGGTTTCCGAGGCCTCGCGCCCAGTGTCGGCAATGACCGCCGCATCCGGCACCGGAAGGTCGCCGCGGCAGATTAGCGCGGCAATGGCTGCGCTTTGTACCCCGCCACCACAGGACCACACGACGCTCATCGCTCGGCCTTCTCGGTGACGAGCTTGGCCTGTTCGTGCGGCAAGAACCCGACGTCGAGCCACCAGCGCCCGTCTTGATCCCACCGGATTTGCCCGAGGAGCATCCCAGGAGCACCGAGCGCGGCGGTAGCCTGCACCCGGTCGTAGTACGGGCGCAGTTGCCGCACCTGTTTCTCGGTGAGAATCACGCGGCTCATTTGCGTGCGTGCCGCTTCCTGTGTTTCGCCCGCCTGTGCGGCGGATGGTTGCGGACGTACTTCTGCGCAGCCTTGATCCATGCGGGCGATACGCTAAGCGCGTCAGTGATCCGCGCAGAGACCGTATCGGGCACCTTGCCTTCAAGAAAAGCGAGGTAGTGCTGCGCACGCTCGATGACTTCCTCCGGTGTTGATTGCGCATAGGTTGCGCCCTCCGGTCGCGCCTCGGCCGCCCACGCGAGCCGCAGGGCTTCGAGCCGCAGTGCTTCAATGTCCATAGATCACCGCCTAGTGCGCCAGCGTAGATTCTGGCGGCGGCTGCGCCGGGGTGGTGTTGGGGTCATCAGCGCCGTGTTGCCCCATCGGAAGCTCGGGCTGCCTGTCGCGCTTGGCCTTCACCCGCCCGTCGACGAGCGTGATTTTCACCTCGCGGTGCTGGTGCTCCTGCAGCATCAGGTTCTTCTTGCCGATATCCGGGCGCAGCGACAAGGCGAAGCGCATTTCCGTGAGGCCGCCGACTTGGGGCTTGAGCGTGATGCGGCTGATCTCGCACGCCGCGCGCTTTGACTCCTCGCCGTCATCCTCGTCGCCGTCGTCATCCTCATCCCCTGGGCCATCTTCGGCCAGGAACTCGAGGTCGCGATCGCCTGACACGCGGATCGTGAGCGCGTCGGCCTCGAAGCTTTGCGACAGCGCGAAGTCTTCACCCTGCCACCAGTCCATCGGCTGCGCTGCACCTTTCACCGTGGTATCGAACCACGATGCATGGCACGAGTTGTCGCGCATGAAGCGGTTGAGCTCCGCCTTCGTGAGCATGAGCCCGGACACGGGAATGGTGAAGGCGGTGACGTACTCCTTGCCGTGCTTCTCGAGGTTGTTCGAGATTTTACCGAGGCGGCAAATCTTCGCGTCGAGTTGCAATATTTTCTCGTGTTTCTTCGCCATGTTGGTTTGCTCCTGGGTGGTGGTGTTGGTGATGTTAGAGCGGCTCGCCGTACAACCGAGCGAAGGCGGCCGAGTAGGTGAAGCACTTGCCGTCCTTGCGTCCGACGATGACCTCCTGAAGGTCGCGCATGGTGATCGCCTGGCGCAGCACTCGCTTGCGGTCGGCGGCGTTGGTGACACCGCTGAAGAGTTGCTCGACGAGCGGGCCGTGCCGTGAGAGGCGCCGGGCGAGCCACAGTTCCCCGTCGAACTGCACGAACTCCGCGCGCGCTTTTTTAGGCGTGTCGGAACTCATGCGACCGCCACAGATTGCGCACGCCCGATGTAGTCGCGCCACACGGACTGCTGCAAATCGACGGGCACCTCGCCGCCGTTGTTTTGCGCGAGATCCCGCATTTCAGTCGCCCACGCCTTCTTCGCCTCGACGAACGCGGCGTGGTTCGTGATGCGGCGCCGGTTCACCACGAGCCGCACGAGGTGCGCCAGGAGGTGCCGGTTCGCGGCAATGTCCCACATATCGCCTTCCCACGGCGGTTGTGTTGGTGTCGCGGCCTGCGGCAGCTGCGCGCGCAGTTCGCGGCGGATGCTCCACAGTTCGCGCACGGTCGGCATCTTGTCGGGGCCGTCTTCGCTGAGTGCGTAATCGACGAGCCGGTCCCACATGAGCGGGCTCAACTTGCGAAAGGCGCGCCCGTAAGCCTCGCGGCGCTCTTCGGTACACGGCACGTTGAAGCCTGCGCACAACTGCGCGAGTGCCTTGTCGAACTCGTCGGGTTCTAACATCGGTCAGTGTCCTCCCCGGCGCGGTGGGGAGCCGCCGCCGTATCCGGGTTCCCCTGGCAGTGCGAAGACGTCGATCCCCTTAGCTTTGGCTTCGGCTTCCCGTTCTTCGCGGGTCTTTCGTTGTGCAACCCGCCCCCCCCTTCCGGCGGACGGAGCACCGACCTTGGTGCGAAGTCCGGTGTGTGGGGATTCAGTGAATGGGGATTCAGGATTCAGAGAAGAGGGATTCAGAGGCGAAACGGGGGCGCACCTTGGTTGTGCTTCGCTTTCGACCATGGTCGCAAGTGCTTCCGACCTTGGTAGGCCGCCGTTTGAGCTAAGTCCCGGAATTGATGAGGGTGTCTCGTTTGAGTGCGGGCGCTGGTGCTTGAGGAACTCATTTATCTGTATGTAGGACTTTCCTGACAACTGGTAGCGGACGATGAACCCGTGCTCGTGCAGCCAGCCCAGGAAGGCGTCGACCTTCGTTTCCGTCACGGCGCGCCGATAGGGGAAAAGCTCGGCGCAGATTCGCAGCGGCCGATCCTCGAGCCGTCCTTCCCGGTCGGCGATGCCCCACAGGCCGGCAAAAAGGATCGAGATGAGCGGGTCCACCGAGCCGAGCAACTCGTTTTTGAAGAACCCAGGCTTGAGGTTGCGCGCCCGCATTCGCTAGCTGCGCCGTTTACGATTCCATGCACCGAGAAGATCCATGTGTGATTGAAAAGCGTCGCGACCCCTGGCGAGCATCGGCATGACTTGCTCGTCGATCTCATCGGGCGTCGTGTCCTCGCGCTTCACGTAGCCGGGTTCTTCAAACTCGGCGCGTTTGATTACGTACCGCTCGCTCAACTCACGCGCGAAGGCGTCGATGGTTTCCTCGGACGACTTCTGGTCCGGTAGATCGTGCCGTTCGCGCAGGCAACCGCGCGCCATTTGTGCGATACCCTCGAGCGCTGCGAACTGCACAACGGCGACGGTGCGGTGACTCGGGTCGAGTTTCTTAAACACCCGCCGCGCGACGTCCTTCGCTACGATGACGACGGCGTTCTCCTCGTCGAGTTGCTCAATCACCGCGCGGCACAGGTTGCGGATCATTTCCCCAGGGTTCGGCCGCTCGGGAAGTCTGCGCCCGGTCGTAGTCTGAGTCATAGCAATCCCCTTAGTTTTTTCAGGAGTGGGAACAGTTTGTCGATATGTGCACGCATTTCGGCGCGCATGTCCTCATCGCAGCCGTTGGCGATTACCTCGGGCGTGGCGTTCTCGTCAATCTGCGCAACTAAATCGGCCAGGCGCGAGCACACCCATAACGACGTGCGGGAAAAGGGCAGCCGCGTCGGAGTCAATCGGTGTACGTTCGGCGTTGGTGCCGCTGCCGCAAGCGCTCCCGCTGTTGTGGGAATCCCGCCCTCTTCGGCCGTGCGTGTTAGGTAGTTTTCGACTTGCTTAGGAGCTCGGGCGAGTTGCTGCCAGCGCGAGGACTGCGTTTCGCTCACGCCGAGTTCGTCGAGGGTTTTTATTGGCGCTTGCACGCTGCGAGGGCCAATACGCCCGCGCCCGTTAAGTTGAGAACGCGCGCCTTTTGCCTTCTGCGCCACCTTGAGGAGTTCGCCGGCTTTGAGTTCGGCGCGGATGCGAATGTCGGCCGCGCGCCGCTCGGCGTCGATGTTGCGGGCTTGCTTGGCGTAGGCTTCGAGCGCCTGCGCCTTGTCGCGGATCCCCTTTACCTCGTCCACGGCGTGCGCCGCCATGATCGCCCGCTGCATGGCGTCGTACTTGACGAGCCCGGTGCGCTCAATGGTCGTCACCGATGCCGCCCGCCGAGCTTGCAGCGAGTGCGATCAGCGGCGAACACCTCCGCCCACCACACGCACGAAGCACACACCGGCTCCTCGAAGTCGGCGGCGAAGGGCTGGCGACAACTCAGGCAGCGTCGAACGTGGGTCGCGGTGTTAGGTGCGGGGCCGGCAGGTTCAAGCCTTCGCGTACCTGCGGCAGATCGCATCTTCGGTTTCCCCGCACCGTCGTTTCGCCCCGTGCGCTCCCGTTCAGGAATGCCGCGCGGGGGATGTTGGAAGATTCAGCGCAGCGGGTTCCCCTTCGTGCTGCGCCCGTAAATTCAGGCCGCAGCCGATTCGTGCTTTGCCGGTGGCGAGGTCGGCCCCTCCGTGTTAGGAGGTCCGCCGCCCTTCGCCTCGCGATACAACACGAGGAAGTCGTGAAGGCGCTGCACCACGTTGACGCCGGGGTCATCGTAGGCGCGCACGCGGAAGCGCTTGAGCCACTCGTACCCCAGGCCGGTGCGCTTTGAAATTTCGCGCAAGGTGAGGTCCGACTCGCCCAGTAGGCGATAGGTGCGGTCGAGTAGGCGTTCGCTTCGTGGCATGAGGGGACCGATTGTGGTGTAGCACGGTGCACCCGTCAACGCCTGGGAAGCCCGAAGTGTTAAATAGGCCCGAAAACCGGGGGCTTGCGATGCCTCCCCCTTGCATTCTTTGCGGGATTGTGACTGGGGTCACGCTACCGGGCTTCGGTGTACTTGCGTACCCCATGGGGTGAGTGTATCGTCCTACCCATCGAAGCGAAAACACGAACCCGGAGCCTCTACCATGAAACGCCGCCCCCTCTCCTCTCTCCTCTCGGTGTGGAACCGCGCCACGAACCCGGCGGCGCTGCGCACCGATCACGAAGCGCGCCGCGCCCGTACCCTCGCGCGGATCGCCGACCGTCAGATGGTGCGCGACTTTCGCGAGGGGCTCAGCGGCAAGCGCTTCGCGGTGCGCTCATGAACACCAACACCCCGACCGAAGCGCGCGCCCCGCGCGCCGCCGCTCACCGCGCCTACTGGGCGACGTGCACGGGATTGCGAAATGCGGACGCGCGAGTTGGAGCGCGAAGGCCTCACGACGTCGGACGCGCAAGGCGTGGCCGAAGCCGAGCACAAGGCGGCGCAGTCATGATGCCGCAGCGCCCGCACCTGCGACGCTACCGCAAGGCGCACACGAACCCCGCCCAACTTCCCCTGCCCCTTTAACTGTTTCGGAGAACTGCCACCATGATCGACGTTACCTTTGAACTCGCCGCCGTCGTCGGCTGTTTCTACGACTACGCCTTCCGGCTGCTGCCGGTGCAGGCTCCCGCGCCGCGCCCGATCCCGCGCAGCGAGGACATGATCCGCGCCGCACTGCGCGCCTTCAACGATAGCGGCACATTCGCCACGGTGCACGCATGAGCGCCGCCCACGCTTACGATCCGAAGTGCCTGTGCCTGAATTGTCAGCCCCACATGACGCTTGAACAGTTCCGCGCCACCGGGCGCGACGTTGAGGACCTTCGCGCCGTGTTGGAATTGGCCGAGCAATTCGACGGCCCCTCACCGGGCCGCGTATACGCAGGCGGCGGCTACATTGAGCGCTTCGGCGCGGCGTGGTGCTGCACCATTGCGAATGACTCGCGCAGCGGCGGACTCGCCAACATGGAGGCCTTCCTTTACGAATGGGCGGTCGATGAGTGCGATCTGCGCGTAATCCTAAGCGCCCGGCTGACGCCCAAAGCGCTCGCGCGGGAGTTCTCGCGCGTGCTGCGCTCGTGGCTGTCGCCTGCGCAGATGCGCGCCGTGCGAGAGCGGAACAAAACGCAGAAGTACGCCAAGTGCTGCGCCTCGCATGACTTCTGCGACGCCAACATGGCGATGCTTGAGGCCTGCGCCAAGCTCACCGGCAAGCCCGAGACGGACCACGACTTCGCCGACGAGGATTTGTGCGCCATCGTGAACAGCGCATGGGCGCTCGCGCGGGCGGGGGAGTTCCGCGCATGAACGCCCGCGCCGTGCTTCTCGCGCTGTGCTTTGTGGGCGCCGCTGCTGCCGCTCACGCCGACGACGATGTTTTCGTGTTGCAAATGTGGCAGTCACCGAGCGGTCTCGGCCTTGCCCGCACGGTCGGGCCGATGAGCGCCGCAACGTGCGAGGCGGGCATCGTCAAGGAGCCGCAGACGTTCACTGATACGCCCCCGGATATGTCGCCCATGATCCGCGAGTGCACCTCGCGCGCGCAGGTGCAGATGGTCGTCGGCGGTTTTCATTGCGCCCCCTTCAAGAATGTCGCGGCGAAAGTTAAGGGGCACCCCGAAGCGCGGTTGTGGCTCTACTCGTGTTGGATGCGCTCATGAGCGCCGTCACCGTCCGCCCGTTGCTGCCGCCCGCGTACGACAACGCGCGGATCGCGCACTTCCCCTCATGGTTCTTCGACAACCGCCGCGCGCTGATCGAGTGGTGGTGGCGGTGCGACCTCGCGCTGCGCCTTCAAGGCTCCGATCCAGGCGATGCCAATTTCGACGCCTTCTGCCAATGCCAACACGAGCGCGAAGCCGGCAGGGTGTTCGCATGAACGGCACGATGGCGTGGCATGCGTCCGGGGCATTCGTGCGAGATCACAACGGCGTGATCGTCGCAAGAGTCAATAGGTACACAGCGAACGCCGTGGATAACGCGCGGCTCATTGCAGCCGCGCCGGAGCTGCTCGACGCACTGCGCTCTATGGTCGAAGCGGTCGCGCCGTCTTCTCCGGATCAATTCCCCGGACACTCGGCGGCGTATCTTCAGCTAGTCGCCCTGCCGCGCGCTCGCACCGCCATCGCCAAAGCGGTGCAGTCAATGAGCACCGGCACCGGCGACGGCTGGCCTGGGGTGTCGAAGCACGAAGGACGGCAGGACTTGAGCCGCCATCGCGGCTACTGGGCAACTTGGGAAGATGAGGAGGTCCACACGGGTGAGACTTGAACAGATGACCGACGAGGCGATCGCGCACGAGCTCAAGCGCCAACGCGAGATCCTCGAGAAGTACCCGCCGGAAACGCAGGTGTGGCTCGCCGCGAGCCGCATCGTGCATCACCTGGCGGGCGAGCAAAAGCGCCGGGCCCAGGCGGCGCAGTCGCAAGGTTGAGCAAAAAGCAAAGGCATAACACCAACGATGAAGGACACAACGGGAGCAAATGACAATGGAGAACCAACATGAAAACCGAAGGGCTGTTAGTGCTCGGGATGCTGCTACTGGCAGCGCACGGGTATGTCGTGCGTCGAGCGTCTGGTTTGGGCTACCTCGAGACACTGCGGGCGGCGACGCCGCGGCAGCTCGGCCGGCTGCGCAGCCCGTGGTGGGCGAGCGTGCTGCTCGTGTTCGGGGTGGTGCTCGGCTTGTGGGGTTGCTTGCGCTTGTATGGCTTTGTCCGATAGCGCACGCGTCCCTGCCGGCGGTGAAGTGGGCGATGCACGAGCTCGGGACAACACCGGCAACGGTCGGGCCGCTTTTCCAGACTCAGCTCGTCAAGAACCTCAGCGACACCCGTGCTCCTGAACGGCTGGCGCTGTTGAACGCGGCCGAGTGGGAAATGCTCGCCAGGAACTACAGCGGGGATTTGTCCCCGGTCCTGACCGAGTACGCGCCGGCCTATCTCACGGCGTACCGGACGGCGAAAGCTCATCAGCTGTTGCCGCCCTCGACGACGATCTTCAACACGCTGTACGAAATCTATCTGGACTTCCTGACCAATCCGGCCATGAGTCTGACTTCGCGGCAGGCGTGGACGATTGCGGCGCGTTACTTTGTGGGCGAAGCCAGTCTCGCTTACTACTTCGGCACGACGTTTGGGGACGAACTGGCGACCCTGATCCAGACGTACGACCCGGAGTTGTGGGCGGCCATCGGGGTCGATGCGGCGGAGGTTTATAACATGTACGCAACCGGAGCGAATCTAGCTTTGCAGTCTCTCGCGACAATCGCTCCGTATCTCAACGGCACGCCCGGCTTTTCGCTCAGCACCGGCTACGGTCCCTACGGCGAAGAGGGCACGTGGATCGTCCTGAATGACGGCGGGGATACGACGGCGGTGGTGGGAAATGGAATGCCCATGTCATTCGACACCGGCTCACCGGCCTACTACGGCGGAGGCAAGAAGCACAAGAACTGAAATATGGGCGGCGCAGTGCCACGTCGAAGGCTAGTTGCGGCCTGTCGTGAGCAATCACGCAAACGCAGAAAGGGTACTGCGCCGCTCACCCTGTAGGAGAAGCACCCATGAGACTGTTCGACCGATTGCTCGCATGGAGCGCACGCCGCCGGCATCTGAAGCACTGCCGCCGGCTGCAAAAAAAGCGGGTCTTTATTGGCAAAATGCCCCCCGATCCGAGGTGCGTTGTGCGTAATATGCCCGAGCCGAACAAATAGAAAACGAAAGGGGAAAAGCGATGAGCCTCAATCCCGAACAACTCGGCCGACGCTCGCTTTCCATTGGCTCGAGCGACTCGGCGGCTGCGATTGGCTTGAACCCGTACTGCACCGCGGTCGAACTGTGGCAGGAGAAACGCGGCGAGGTCCCGCCCTTCGAGGGCAACGCGCCGACGAAGTGGGGGAAGATTCTCGAAGCCCCCGTGCGCCAGGAGTACGCCGAGCAAACCGGGCGCGTGGTACGCCTGCCGCCCGAGACCTTGGTGCACCCGAAGCACTCGTGGATCACATGTCACCCGGACGGCGTGACCGATGACGGCCGACTGTACGAGGGCAAGACCGCGCGCTACCCGGACGGGTGGGGCGAGAGCGGCACCGACCAAGTGCCCGAGCAATACATCGTCCAAGTGCAGCACGCGATGATGGTCACCCTCCTGCCGGTCGCGGACCTGGCCGTGCTCATCGGCGGCCAGGACTTCCGGCTGTACACAATCCCGGCCGACGAGGGGCTGCAAGCTGCCATCCTCGAAGCCGAGGCGGAGTTTTGGGCCCACGTGCGCAACGGCACGCGGCCGCGCCTCGACCTGAAGGCGCCAGGGGCAATCGAGGTGCTCAAGAAGCTCTACCCCGGCACCAACGGGCAGACGGTCACGGCCACGCCGGAAATTGAGAAGCACCGGAAAGTCCTCGAGACAGCGAAGAAGCACGCGAAGGAATCCGAGCAACTCGCCGCCCAAGCGAAGGCGGCGCTGCTTGACTTTATGGGGTCGGCGTCCGTGTTGAAATTCGCCGACGGCCAGGGCTTCCGTCGTGCACTCGTGAGCCGCAAAGGCTATGTTGTCGAGCCCACCTCTTACATTGACGCGCGATTCATCGCGAAAGGATGAGAACTGCCATGAACACCGAGACCCGAGAAGTAACAGCGCCACCGGAGGACAAAGCCCCACCGGAGCGCGAGCGCAACCCCTTCGACAACGGGCCCATTGTCGCAGCGCCCACCGGGGCCGCAGCTGCGGCGCTGGTGCAGCGCGAGGTCGCGGAGGTGCAATCCGCGATGGTGATCGCCAAGCGCTTCCCGCGCGATCCGCGCGTGGCGGTCGATCGCGTCCTCATGGCCTGCACGCGCGAGACCCTGGCGGACGCTGCGATGTATGAGTACGCGCGCGGGGGCACCACGGTGACGGGCCCGAGCATCCGCCTAGCGGAGGAGCTCGCCC